ATGCCCAAGACCTATGACCGAACCTTCCACCTCAGGTACTACACCCTCCCAAAGCTTGTCGTGGAGTGCATCAAGTGCAAGCGGCAGGGCCGGTTCGATAAGGCGCAGCTGATCGAGAAGCTGGGGGACACGTACCCTGTCTACCAAGCCGTGAACCGTCTGACCCAAAACTGGGTATGTGAGAAGCCCAATGCCATGCCGGCCTATGCCCTGCATCCCAGGGCTATGTACTGTTACCCTCACCTTCCCGAATGGCAGGAGCGGGTGAGCAAGTTCTTCCTCGATGTGAACTATGGGCGGAGGCCAGAGCCGCTCTACGCCAAGCCTGAGCCCAAATAGAATAAGGCCCTCCCAAGCCGAAGCTCAGGAGGGCTCGTTTGGGAGAAACCGCCCCGAAGGGCCCTCCCCCGCCGACGCCATCAACGGGGAGCTCAGGGAGGCTTACTGTTCTTTTTCAATTCACTGATCATCAGCCTCAATTCGAGTTCGCGCTCCTGCTCACGACGCTCGGCACTTTCCTCCATCAGCTCGACCTGCCTGAGGATCGCACCAGTCAGACCTGTGAGGGACTGCGCGAGGAGTTCAATGTCTTTCGCCTGGGGGCCGCCGTTGAACATCGCCTGGCCGGCTCCTGCCAGCACCGGCCCTGTATCAATCACCCTGCCCTTTTCAGCCTGCTTTTTGTAACCGAGGAACGCGATGAGGAGAGAAACCAGGCCGCCACCGCCAACGATCGTCACCAGTCCCTGAAACACTTCAGATGCCGTCATGTCCACGCGCCTCAGCCTCTACGTGCCGTTTGAAGAACCAGAAGATCCGAGGGAGACGGGGGCGGGCAAAAGCTCTCGAATGGAAGGCGTCTGCAGCTGATCGCCAGCAGCATATCCCCTCGAACACGACGAATAGAGGGTAGAAGGCATACCCAGCGGGTGGGTTACGCTGCGGCGCGAGCAGGAACAGGAAGATCAGCACCAGCCACCAGATCATACCCAGAGACGATCCTGCGAGGCGAATGAGTGGCGTCCGCCCCCACGATCCGTTGATATAGAGCCCGGTGGCACGAACCGCACCGATCGTGACGGACCAGACGCCCCAGACGGGCTCTGGGGCGATGGCGCTCAGAGCACTATATTGCGGCCAGACAAAAGTGCTCCATTGTGGCACGAGGAGCCAAACTCCCCATGCCATCATCATCAATGAGAACAGCCATTCGGCAAGCCGGTCAGGATAGGCAGCTGCAGGGCTTGGCATGATCAACTCCCCGCTGTCTTCCCGCTGAAAAGGGGCTTCAGGCCAGAAGCGAGGCGACCGTAGGTGGAGTAGACCAGACCACCAATGACCGCCACACCGCCAAGTCCCTCAATCACCCTGCCGATGCTGTCGCGCAGAAGGTCAGCCTGCTCCTGGGTGATGAAGTTCAGAAGAACCAGGACGGGGAGCGCGGCCACGATTGCCGCGCCAATGCCCGCGATCGTGTTGCCCCACAGGATGCGCGACTGAACTGGCGCTTCCGCATTGAGCTGGTTCACCAGCACGGGATTGGCTGCCACCGCATTCTGGACGATGGTTTCCACAACAGGCTTGTCGTTCCGTTCAACCGCAACTGCGGGGCTCGATGCGAGCGCTCCGGCGACAGTAGCTGCGATGGTCGTGATAATGCGGGCGTTCTGACCGTTGGCCATAAGGTAATCTCCAGTTGTACGAGGGACTAAGCGACTTTCCTCGGCGCAGCCGCCGCCATCTTCAGGGCTTCCTTCTCGACGCCTTGGACGCGAGCCATCCAGCCTTTGCCGAAGGTCTTCCAGGTGCTGAGGCGGGTGAGAAAGGATAGCCGGTCAGTGCACAGCCGCTTGATCAGCACTTGCGGATCCGTGTTGCGGACAGCCTTCAGAGTGATCGGCCCGAGCTTGCCGTCATCGGCGACGCCGACGGCGCGCTGAAGCCCCATGACAGATCGCTGCACGCCAGAGTTCACCGCGAAGTCGAACATGGCATAGTCGACCCCGGCGGGCAGCTCGTCGCCGCGGCAGGCATCCCAATAGTTCTTCTTGTAGATCGGGGCGACGTCAGCAGGCTTTAGCGCCTTCACCTCGGCCTTGGTCGCTTTCCGACCGAGCCAGCCGGTCAGGGTGCCAATGGTGACGCCTAGGTTAGTGGCGCCACCCGGATCGCGTGGGTGATCGACATACCCGCCTTCGTGCTTAAGGACGAGCGTCAGCGCCCGCCCGAATGTCTCGGTGGTCATGATAGCCTCGTGTATTGGGGTGGCAGGATTGCCGCAGTCTTCAGCGGCTCGCTTGACCGAACCGGATCAGCGACTTAAGGATGCGCTGTGGCCGCAAGGCCGCCAAACGCCCTGGCTGAGCGCTCCGCACGACTGCTCGCCGGGGCGTTCTGTTGTTTGCCTTCCCTTCCCGCCCGTATGTCTCGGTGGGCATGGATGCCTCGTAGTGCGAAGTGAAGGGTTAGTGGGGTTTGTTAACTAATGGACTTGGCAGGCAAATCTGACTAATGAGGTCCAAAATAGGGGATACCTCATGCAAGACTTCGATCATGCCCGTGCCCAAGAATACGAGATGGAGCACACCCTCCGCTGGGTGCGCGAGAATGCCGACTGGGTCTGGCCTCTGGTCGATGAAGCTTCCGCCGGAAAGCGCGACGTTCACGACATCCTTTTGAACGAGTTCTTTGGCGGCAACCGCGAGAACTGGGAGGTCTTCGCGAAGCACTTAGATGGGCGCGCACTCCTCGACATTGGAAGTGGCCCCGTCCCAATGCCTGCGCTCTGGCAATGGCCCAAAAAGCGGGTGGTGATTGATCCGCTTGCGGATGGCTATCACGCTGCCGTCATGAAAATGTTCGGACGCAGCTGGTGGGATGGCATCTCAAGGCACTCGAGTGCGGCCGAGACGTTCCATAAGGATCTGGACGGACAAATCGACGGTGCAATTGTCTGCCGCAACTGTCTAGATCACTGCGCGGAACCGTACCTCATCCTGTCGAACATCGCCTCTTATGCGGCGCCAGGATGCGCCCTTCTGCTGTGGAGCGATCTCTATCATATCGAAGGCCACGACGACGGCCATACCGACATCACACGAGACCAGGCCGGATTCCGACGGCTTGTCGAAAACCTCGGATTCGAGATCGTTCGTGAAACCCCTGAACAGGAAGGCCGAGGGACGATCCAGTTCGGATGCTTCGCAGTCAAAAAGCCGCATTAAGCGTCTGGTGATCCTAACCTCAGCCCGGAGCGTAAGCGCTCTCGAACTGCGCACGGTAGAAAGAAGATAAATCGGACACCAAAAAGCACAAAGGGCGCCAGCAGGATCCACTCAGGGAGAGCGAGACGGGTATCGATGATGGGCGCGGAGGTCAGAACCACCCCAGCCAATCCTACCGAAAAGGTCGCCGCAAGCGCAAACTTCCGCCGGATCAAAAGCCCTACGAAGCCAACCGCACTGAGCGCTAAGAGAAGCACATGATGAAGGTATAGCCCCAATTCATAGACGCCATGCGACGGATGTGCCGAGGGCGGGCTCTTCCAGTCGTAGCTCTCCTGATGTGCAACAAACATCGCAGGATCCGTTGCTAGGACATGCTTCCTGATATTTGCCAGATAGGCTCGGAAATAGTCTGGCCAGTATCCGCCGTCCGTGAGGATCTTCACCCCCATATGCGCAAAATAGTCTCCAAGTCGGTACGGATCGACATTGCCCGGCGAGACAATACCATCCTTCTCTGCCTGTAGAACGGAGGCAGTAAACTGCTCAGCATGTGTATAAAAAACTTTGTCATGGATGGAAGAGTTAACTCCGGCAACGGCCCGAACATTGTAGAAGAGGAAGTTGAACCCTGGCTGCGCGGTTAACCTGAAATCTCCCCAGACGACGTAGTTCCGGATCAAATATGGGGAAGTGACCAATGCAGCCACTGCCATTGCTGCCATAACGAGTTTGGTCCGCCCCCACCATGTCGCGCCAATAGCGAGGCCTACAAATGCCAGAGGCAGCACCAAGATCGCTCCGATTGGTTTCGTCAGAGCACATAGTCCCACAACGACGGCTGCCGCTCCCAATGCGGTAGCGCTCTTCCGACGGATAGCAATGAGCAGCAGCGCGGCGAATCCTGCGACAAGAGGACAAAGCAGAGCCTCGGCCATAAGCCGGTAGTTCATAGCGAGCATGTTCGGCTCGAACATCACCACCAGCGCGACAGGTGCCGCGATCCATGCCGGCGCGAACTGCGCTAAGCCATAGGTCAGGACCAGCATGCCGAGTAAATGCAAGAGAATCTGCACTGGCACCACATAGGTGGGTGCCACCATCATCTGTTCCTCGGCTGGGTTTTCAGCGAAAGGATAGACCACCGCGGCGATAAGAAGAGGATAGAGAGGTGTCCTGAAATAAATTGGGCTGAGGATCTCATACCCTCTTTTGATTAGCGTCGGCGTTAGGAAATAGGGATAGCCCGTCAACTCCCCCTTCATCATGACGAAGTCGGCGATCTTCATGTAATCGCCGGAATCATTGCCAATGTAGAACTTCGGTGTTCCAACAGTTTCCGACTCAACTGAAAAGGTCACCCTCTGCTCAATCATTGCCGCCGGTCGTGCCCTGGAGAAATACCAGGCATGAAGGCTGCATCCGACGAGAAAAATCACAAAGAATGGCATTATATGAGCAAGGCGACGACGAAAGAGCACAGCAAGACTTCCACAGCGTGAAGTGTGCTCCTTTATAAGCTCCGTTATGCTTTGTCTATTGGTGGATTACCTAGGGCAGGAGCCCAGTTGCCGCAGCGAAGGCTAACTCCCCAACGGTGTGCTTCATCGGTGCTCCAATGGATGAGATGGATCAGGAAGCCCCCTGCCCTAACATAACAGTGGCCTTGCGCGCGGCGGAGATCAGATTGGCGTCAACCAGTGCCTGAAGGCCCGGCTCCGTGCGCGGATCATCGAGATCAATGTACTGTGCGCCAAGGGCCTTGTCGTACCACAGCTTCACCGGAGGAAGCGTCATGGAAGCCTCGACGAGCGTCAGCTGCTCATCCTCGGTAAAGAGTTCCATAAACTCAAGGAAGGTAAACTGGTGCTTGGCCGGAATAACGACACCGTCATCCCAACCTGGCTGGCCCATGACCTCAGTTGCCGCAGCCTCAAACTCTTCCGGTACATGAAGGGTGCCTTCGTCGAAAAGGAATCCCGATCTCGGATTGCGAGCCTGTTCTGGAAGCCGGGACATGAGAGCGCTGACCTGGTCGGAGGTGAGTTCTATCTGCATGGATGGTTGCCTCAGAATGCCGAGATAAGGAAAGCGCTGAACCGAGTGCGGGAAGATGCTTGAATGGTCTGAGAGGAGCCCGTTTGCTGATAGCCATAGACCGAGACCGTGTCGCCGGCGCTCAACTTCATGAAACCTGTAACCGGGACAATCTGTGCGTCACCAGAATTACCTTGAGACAGGATGCCCGAAGCTACCTCGGAGCCGTTCACATAGACACCGGCAGAAGCCCATGATCCGCCGACAGGGGCGGCCCAATGCAGGCTTGCCGTCACCAACCATAGTCCCGCTTCATCCGCTCCAATCGTAAGCGTATCCGCTCCGGTGAAAGTTGAGCTTCCTAAGTTGTTCTGCGTGATCGTCGTGAAGTCGACTTTAGTCGCGACGCTGCTTGGAGTTACGGTGCCCAGAGCCTGTCCGGTGGCCAGAATGCCGGGCAGCTTCGGGGCCTTGGTTGTCGATGTGCCGATACCCTTGCGAAGATACAGCTTGTCGAGCGCCTCCAGAACCTGATCGACATCGGTGTCGAGCGGCGTGATGCCAGCGGCTGCAATAATCGCGACGAGCTCACGTTGCGGGTGTTCGATGGCTTTCGGCGGCACACGGGAGCCCTGAATGCCGGCTCCAAGGTTGCGCCCCACATAGGGGTCATTGGCCGCGCCGCCTGTAGGGGGCTGGTACTTCATCAGGAAACTCCCGAGTAATCAAAGATGAGGGTGGTGTGGAGCGGCGCGACGCGGCGCAGGACGCATTCGAGATCTGTGGCCACGAGGAAGCCCTCGAGGGGGGTCTCGTCGACAACGCCATCATCGGGATAGAACCAGATGTCGCCGAGGCCGAGCAGATGGACGATCCACTCATGGTGGCCATTGGCTTCGACGGTGGTGTCGTCTCCGTCGCAAACAGAGAGATCGCAGATGAAATCCCCGGGCTCGGTGATGGTGATGTCATAGCCGATCGACGCCGCGAGGCAGATAATGTAGGCTGGGCTGGCTCCGCCCTGCGCACCGTAGCGCGCGCGCACCGCGGCGATGCGGCCTGCGGGACCGCTATCGGGTGAGGTGCAGGGATCGGGCAGCCCATACTCCGCCTCCCAATCGTCGAGCGAATAGGTGATGGCGGACGGGAATGCCTGAATGGCGGCTTCGAAAGCCGCCTTGTAGTAGTCTGACAGCCATCCCGCGATAGCTGACCAGACGCGTCGCATGACCGGCGAAGCGCCAGTCCCGTCGCTGACCTCATCCGTACCCCAGATTGGACCGCGAGGAGCGACCGCAATCACCTGCGGCAGCAGCTCGTCGGCTGATGGGTCACTCTCCCGGTCGCCCACGGATGGTGGCTGCGCCGGCAGCAGAGCGCAGGGCCAGCCTTCAGGTATCGCCATGGGGGTCTCGTTAGAGGTAAGTGATTGTGCCGAGTACCGGCATTTGTCCGGCTGTCGTGTAGGTAAGGTCCGTCGACGGGACCGTGAGGGTGTGCTTGGTCTCGCCGGTCGCCCGTGAGATGGCTTCCGAGATCCAGGCGCGCCAAAGGGTGAAGTTCGTTGAGGGCGTTGCCGGAGCGACCCTGTCAGCGAACATCGCAGCCAGCTCGGCCTCGACCGCTGCTCTGATGGCAGGCGTGTCCGGCGACAGACCCGTGATCGTGATGTCCACGGCCTGCGGGCTCGGGGCGACAACAGAGACCCGAGCCGTCACCGGGCGCCGAATTGGATCTTCCACATAGGCCTGCACCGCAGCCACGTCGCCGACGGTCGGGATCCCGTTGGTTCGGTCGGAGCGCAGGAAGCTGATCCAGACCTCACGGCTGTCGCCAATGAAGCTGTCGATAAAGACGCGGGTGATTGAGCCAGAGCTTTCCTTGACCCACCGGATCCAGTCTGTCGCGGACCCGCCCTGTGGTGGGTTGCGCTTGCGGTCCAGGATGCGCTGGCGCAGCGTCTCGATCGGCTCGACATCAGCGCCACCACCCAACCCGCCTGACGAGACGGTGGCTGTGCTGCCGAGGCCAGTGACGACGCCCGTGTCGACCAGGCTCAGCGTCTGCGCGGCATCGGTATTGCCGAGGGCACCGGCGTCAATGGCTTCCATCTCAAGGTTGGTCCCGGCCCCGGCGCCGATCCCGCTCGTGCGGGTCCTGAACAGGGCACCATCGCTGCGCCGAAACGTAACGCCATAGGGCACGACCGTTCCCAGTGGGACACTGACCGTCACGAACCCGGTGGCCACCTTCGCCGGGATCCGGGTGATGCCCAGTTCGAAGCCATGGCGGACCAGCCAGACCTCGTCTGCTGTAGAGGCAAAGAGTTGACGATAGAGGAACTTCAGCCGGAGGTGCCATTCCTTGCCGAGCAGCGCGAGCATCTTGGCCAGGATCGGGAACAGGTTCGGCCACAGATCGATCGTGGCGCCTTCGGTCGCCTCCGAGATGATCAGCCGCGCCCGCTGCGACAGGTCAGAGAGCTTGGGAACAACAAAGGTCATTGAATGATCTTCCAGAGAGGATCGAAGCGGACATTGGCGGTAGTGCGGCCATCGCGACCGATGACAACCACCTCAAGAAGGATGCGACCTTCCGCCTTCTGCACCGTCGCCTTGACGTCGATGCGGGTGGCGAGGCCCTGGCGGATGAGCGTCTGAAGGGCGCGCCGGGCCTCGTCCTCGATCGCCCTACCCGTCTCGTCGACGAGTTCATGCCGCCGGTAGATCCAGAGCTTGGAGCCGAGTTCCGTCTCTCCGCGCGAGGCGTCGATATCGAATCCGTCGCCGGGCCAGCCGCGGGCATCTCCCGCATGCTCGTGGCGTAGCTCGTCCTGAGAGGCGCGGGCATCCGTCAGCAGGCAGAGAGCAATCGCCGTGGCGATCGGGCTTACGGCTTGGAGGCCTGTACGCTCGTCGAGAACAAAGTCGCCGGTCCTGCCGTCGATGATCACGACATCGGGCGGCAGGACCGTGCGGTCCGCCGTAGATAGCGGTCTGATCGTGAGCATGGACACCCTTTAGGAGCACTCGAAATTCGGCGAGCCGTCGGAGATCATGGCGCCACAGCCACAGACGGAACCGATCCGGGCGGCTGGCTTGCCTTCCACCTCGAGATTGGGCGAGCCGGTGAGGATGGGCGTCACCCCATGGCCTGGGATCGGACAGGAATGGAGATCGTCCACACGGGCGATCAGGATGCCATCGGCTTCCGTACGGGATGCCGACGAGATGATGACCCCGCCATGCGAGGAAGTGTCACCTAATCTGGCCACTCTCGGCATCAGGCGTTGATCTTCACTTTGCCGCCTTCCATCACGATGGTGGCGCCGTTGCAGACCATTTCGACCTTCTGGCTGTGCACGATGCGCAGGTTGGCCTGCACCAAGGAGACCGCCGAGCCGAAGGCGTCATAGAGCACCGTTCCGCCTGGCGCTGTGGCGCGCGGCCGGTGCTGAGCATTCTCCAAGCCCAGCGCCACCACGAGATCGCGGCGGCCATGGAGGGACATGCCGATGCCATGCGAGCCGACCGGAGCCGCCGAAGACAGCCCGAAGTGCTGGACCCGATGGACCTTGGTCAGTTCCTCTCCGCCAACGCCGTAGAGGGTGACTGTCTGCTGGTCACCATCATCCTGCGTCTCGCGCAGTTCGGTCCGGAACAGGTCGTACATCATCAGTCGAGTAATCCTGTCCTACTATCCGAGAGCGCCTTGCCGGCATCGTAGGCCTTGTCGGACTTGCCCTTCGGCTTCTTCCCACCGTGGCTGCGCGGGTCGACGAACGTGAGTTCTGCCCTCGTCCCTTCGTGGCTTTGCGTGAATGTGACGGTCGAAAGGGTCATGTCCTGATCGACGCGCTCGCTCGGCAGCTTGATTGCCATCAGGCGCCCGGGCTCCCATATCTCGCCGCCGTCATCCCGCCAGGTGCTGACAGTGATCGGGATTGACGTTCCCGACCCCTGCCTGCGCAGGCGCTCCCATTGGGCTCGGGTCTTGAGGTTTTCCTCAGTACCGTCGCCTTCCAGGAAGACAATGAGCGGGCGATAGCGGCCGACCTCAGGGTCGTATTCCTTGACCTCTTCGCGAAGATCCTTGGAGTTCGTGCCAAGGGCGCGCTGTGCTTTCGCGGTGACCTCGCTGAACTTGCCCTCGGCCGAGAACCTGACGCCGAACTTCTTGATCGGTGGCTGACCTTCGACCAGAGCGCCGGCATGGCGCTTCGATCCGGCCCGGGTGATGATGACGCCGCCTTCCGGCTTGCCCATCAGCATCAGGCCCTGCTCGCGCGCCTCGCGCTCTAGGGTGTCGTGCACGCTGTCGGTCGGATAGCGTTGGACCTTTGGGATCGGCTTAAGCTGAACGTCTGTCTCATAGCCGATGCCGAACTCGTCGAATTCCTTCGCCACGTCCAAGAGGGTCTTGCCCTCGACGCGACCTGTCTTGTGCCTCGCCGGCGGGCAGTCGATGGCGTCCTGCGCCTTCGAGCGCCCGGACACCCGAACGTCGTGCGTTGCGCCCTCGCCATGGTCGGCCTCATAGGTATCGATATAGCCCCGGCACAGGAGCGTGTCGTTGGAGTAGAGCTCGACCTCGGCACCAAGCCTCAACGCCCAGGCATCCTCGTGCCAGGCCGGGTTCGTGGCCCTCAGCCCGAAGGTGATCGCGGCCTGCTCCATCGAGCGGGTGACGTTCACTTCCTGAAAGCCCCTGAGCCGCTTCCCGCCGACAACCAGGGTCACGATCTCTTCAATCATGAAGCCAAAGCCTCGAAGGAGGTTTCGAAAAAGAGCGGCGTCGAGACAGCGTTGCGCTCGACCAGCTCCTCTGCCCGCTCCGGATCGCCGTACAGGCGCCAGGCGAGCACGGTGGACGGGAACGAACGCATCGCCTCGACCAGCACCACCGGCTTCAGGTCGAGGGCGCCACGGCCCAGAAAATCGATGGCCTGTCGCACGGTGTCGGACGCCGCCCGCCAGATGTCCTCGCTACCATATTCAGATATGCGCTCGAGCGAGGCGTCAGCCAGATCGGATAGGCGACCAGAGGCGGCCTGCGCCGATGGTCGGTCCATGTAAGACCGCTCGGCGACTGCCACGGCCACCTCAGCTAGGACAGCGGCCTCAACACAAGCGACTGCGGCGCGGGCGAAGTCCGATGCAAGGTTTACTGCCGGCGAGGTTGTCACCGGAACGGCATCGACCAGGAGCGGCAGAGCCGCCGTGCCACGGCTCTCGACTTCAGCCGGATCGCCGTTGCTGCCTATATCCCTGATCACGTCGCAGAGGTCACCGACCGCATTCGCGATCACAGCGACCAGGACAGCGCCCACCAGGCTTGCCCGGGTGCGGGCGATGCGCGTGCCGAGATCGGCAGCCACATCCGCATCCAGCGTCAGGCTGGCCCGGAGACTTTCGACCTGATCACAGAGGCTCTGCACCACGCCGGCGGCGATCGATACACGCTCCGTCACGGTCTGAAGCCTCCGAGATAGGTGCGAGCTAAGCCCGCAATTGAGCCAGCAGAGGAGGCTGCTAGGCGGTTACCGAGCGGCAGGCTCGGGAAGAGAGAAGCGCCACCGGCTTCCACCGCCTCGAAGTCGATCCCGATGTACCCGAGCCGGTCCTTCGAGTGGTTGGTGCTGATGTCGCCGGAGATCATGACCTCGACAGGTCCGAGCACCGGCAGCATGAGCGTGCCGGAGCCCGGCTGCGTTAGTGCGGCGACCAGCGCCGCCCCATGCACGTCAGCAAGGTCATTGGCGATATAGGCTGAGACTCGATACCGCTTGGCCTTGCGGCCCATGTCCTCCGTCGAGATCTCTTCAGACCGGACATATTCGTGGACCGCGACGTGACGGCCGCCGCCAGCCAGACCCTCTGTCTCGACCTTGAACGGTACGCCCCGGAAAGAGGCCGGCCGGAGCGTCTTCGTCCAATCGCGCATGTTGTGAACTCGCTAAGGGTTAGACTAGCTTATCGCTAGCCTTTGGATGGCGCGGGAGGGCGGCTATGGTTTCGAAGAAGAACAAAAAGAATATCCGTGATCTATCGCACCAAATGCCAAGCCCAGGTGAGTTTTCCCGCATGATCGATGGTGTCGATAGCTGGGACGGAAGGGCTGCAGCACTGGTGTTGACTGCACTACTAGACAGTTTTCTTGAGTGGTCTTTACGTTTTACCTTTGTCCCGCTTGAACCGGATGAGTTCAACAGCCTTTTTCGCGAGAGTCCTGGGCACATTTCAAGCTTTGCTTCAAAGATTGCATTGGCTCACGCACTCGGAATATTCAATCGGCTCGAGCGAAAGGCTGCAGACAATGTCAGGCATGTTCGTAATGCCTTCGCCCACGCCACATCTGATATCTCGTTTGAATCCTCCGCAATCGCTGACTTTTGCACCGCGATGGACCCTAGCGTTCTGATTGAAGGCGGCGAATACCAAGCAGAAACAAATACGCCTCGTGAGCGGTTTACTATCACCTGTCTCCTGTTGTGCACGAAACTAATTCGATACAATCGCAAGGTGGCATCCCTTGCTGGCGTAGGCGAGCCTGCTCCATAGCCTCATAGACATCGCGAGCACCATCTTCGAAGGTCTGATAGTCATAGCTAAATGCTGAAAGCGCAATTGCTCCAGCCCGAAGCATCTCGGGCGTCCGCTCATGCGAATGATCATCCCGACCGTTGCCCATTCTACCTAGGTCCTGCTTTGATCTGCGGCATTGAGGTGCCGACATTGGCGCGAATGTTGCCGGAGGACTCTGCAGCCATTCCAGTGACCCGGCCGCCCTCCACCTGCACCCGAACATTCACGGTTGCCTGTCCGACCACCTCCGCCTCAACCTTGCCAGTCAAGTCGATCGGCTGCGAGACGACAGCTTCCAGCTTGCCGGTCACGTCGATAGGCTGCGTGACTGCGGCCTCCACCTTCCCAGAGCCAAGGATATCCTCAAGCCGAGACAGCGTCGGAGTGTCCATACCCCCGGGTCGCGCCGGCGGAAGCGGAGCCCCATTCGGGAAGTCCCAAGGCGAGGCCTGCCGTACGGAGCCACCTGGTCCGCCAATACCGAAGGACATCAACCCTGGAGTGATAGGCCGCATCTCAGACGGAGCGTTTACACGCAACCCGGCTAGACGCCGCTGCGCTGCAACCGTCTCAGTGATCTGCATATTGACTTCGTCGAGCGCAGCGGCGGCGGCATCCAACTCTTCGGAACGCCGGATGATGGCGTTCAGGCGCTCACGCTCGGTAGCACGGGCCGAAAACCCGAACTCCCGCTTGGGCGACCCAGGCGGCAAAGCATCTAGCGTATCGAACTGACGCATACGCGCACGGGCTCGGTCAGCTTCCTGCCTAGAAAGGTCCTGCGTCTGCATCAGCCGGTCGCGATCGACCATGTTCGCCCTTGCGGCCGCCAACTCCGAGGCTGGCTGATCCACTGCCTGTCCGGTCAAAAGATAGTTTTTCCAGACATTTAGATTGCCCTCAGCATTCGTTCGCTGGCCAGCATTGAAGCGATCCATCTCTTCATTGAGGATACGCATCGAATCTGCCATGCCACTCAAAGCCGCGGCGGCTCCGAGATTAGTAGCCGCATTGCCCGATTCCGTAACAAACTTGTTCCAAGAACTCGACAGACGTTGGATCTTAGTTTCGTTGTCCTGCAAGACATTGCCTAGGGCCCGCATAGTCGAGCCATCAGCGCGGCTGAGAGATGCCGCGAGACGGTCTACGGCGCCCTTCTGCGATAGCAGAGCGCGCATGCCGCGTGCGAATTCCATATCGCCGAATAGCTGAGGGATCTGAGAAAGGTCGCCTTTCAGCGCTTTGTCTGCAAGCCCAGTAAACACGGTGAGCAGATCCTTGCCCTCCTTTCGGGCCTTCGCCATCGCCTTCGGCAAATCAATACCGAACTCCTTGAAGCGCTTGACAGTCTCGTCTGTCTCCATCTTCGCGAAGATGTTCTGCAGGGATGCGGCCGCCTCCTCTGCTGTTCCCGTCTGATTGCGGACGACTTGGGCGGTAGCGACCAGCCGCTGAAGGCCCTCCTCACCAGCCATGCCAACCGAGGCTGCCAATGGCGCGAGGCTCGGCAGGTACCGAGCCATGTCCTTCAACTCGAACTTTCCGGCATTGCCGCCCTCAATCATGATGTCGAAGGCAGCCTGCATCCGGTCCCCGGCGATCTTCATCTGATCACCCACCGCGCCTGCCGCATTGGCAATGTCGTTGACGTCAGCACCAGCCGCCTGAGCAGCCCGCGCGATTGCGGGCATCTGTTGCCGGATGTCCCGCATCGACTTGCCCTGGGCGGCCATGGCTTCGAAGCCGACTACAATGCTGTCGAACGGCATAGCGACCTCATCGGCCAGCGCCTGAGCCTCCTTGCGGACGGCCTGCATCTCCTCACGCGAGGTATCGGCAGTAATACCGACACGGGTAAGGCGCCGCTCGACCTCGGCATAGGACTTAACGGCCCGACCGACCCCATAAGCAACCGCCGCCGGCGCCAGGTAGCGTCCGACCGATGCGACCATCGCGGAAGTACTGGCGTTGACGCCGTTCTGTGCAGCCGCAACGACTCGCGAGGTGGTCGCTACCTTTCCCAGTGTCCCGTTGACCTGGCGGGCTGCGCCGGCCAACTGCCGGAACTTGTTCGCCACACCAGATAGGACACTGCCGGTGCGGTCGACAGCCGAGATGACGGCCTTAGCTTCCATGGTTCGAGTGGCCATATCAGCCTCGTTTCAGGAGTTTGCGCTGCACCGCCCGCTCGATCCAATGATCGACCTCAGAGAATGTCAGCTTTCCGGCTTCGGCCGCGCTGGCGATTTTCAGGTCGAAGACGAGGATGTCGAGTCTACCGGCGATGAGGCCCGCCGAGCGGCCCCGAAAAAATCCAGGACGGCCTCCCGTACCCGCATGGCATCGGCCAAGCCGAGTTGGCTCAAGATCAACGGATCATTTGGCTCAACAATGCAGCGCTCAATGTACTTCTCAAGCACTTCAGTGTTCTCAACCACATAGGATGTCCCGTCAGGGTTCCGAGCCCAGACTGAGGGTTCGCCTAGGGCGAAGTAGTCTCGCCCGGTCGGCTCCTTGACGACGACCTTCGAAATCGGTCCATTATGACCGGTGATCGGCGTGGTGAGGGGTATGGCCTTGGTGTCCATGGGGGTCCGATGGTTGAAGTGATTGGTTGGCGGGTAATCGTTCCGGCCCTGATTGGCACAGTCATCGTCTGCACCTATCTTGCACCGGCCGGGATAGCACTCCGCTGGCGCCGCTGGTTCTCGGGGGTCGTTCTATTGATCGTGCTAGCCGTAGGACTCGTAGCGCTTCCGGTCGCGCCAGTGGTCACCGGAGGCGTATGGCTGTGCTCAATGCTTGGGGCATTACTGGTCGCCAAGGACGCCAAGCGGGATTTCCAACATCGGGAACTGAAGGCGGCAATCCAGCGCGCCGCCGATGCCGCTCGGGTCGCCTAAACCGATTGGTAGCTATCGGTCGCGATGCTGATGCCGGTCACCTCGCCCGACGAGGTGTTGATCGCAGCGCCGTCGCCGACAAAGCTGGCCCGGGTGAAGAGGTGGGTCTTGGGCCCGCCGGTCGTATCCGTCTCGACGAAGGTGACGTTGATCTCCTGCAGGAGCATCGCCTCGTCCCACTTCAGACCGATGCCCCGGTCGAATGCCAGCTCGAGGGTAGCCAGCCTAGCCTGTACTGTCCGGTAGCCTGTGCCATCTGAATTTGCCTCTGCCGTGACACCGACCCGGCTCGGGTTGATGGTAGCCTCACCACGCCCAGAGAAGACGCTGCCGTTGATCTCAATGTTAAAGCGACCGCCCTTGGTATCCATGGCGCGTGTCTCCTGATGCTAGATGCTGGATAAGGGCGGCGCTTACTGAAGCGCCGCGATCTGGTCGTTGAGCTCGGGGAAGATCGTCACGTTGGCCGCGAAGACCCGAAGCTGGTTGGCGACATCGAACGGGATGTAGGCGTTGACCCGGTTCGGATCGGCCGAGCGCTCGACGATCACATACTCGGCGAACAGCTCCGGCTTCTCGGCCAGCCCCCCGTCGTACATCTCCCGGTAGGCATGGATAAGCGTTGCTCGGATCTGCGCTGGCGTCGTGACACCCTGCAGAGAGCGAGGGTTGTCATCCTTCAGCACAGACCGAGGATAGGTGGCCAGGATCCGCTGCTTGAAGTAGCGAGCGGCGTAGGCGGCGATGTAGAGCGTCTCCACATCCAGGAGGGTGATGTCGGCCTGACCCCATGCATTGGTCTGATAGGTGGTGACCACCCGGTCCAGAGCCGCCTGGCCGTCGGCACGGAAGACCACGGCCGAGATGCCATTGCGATAGAGGCTATCCCGGTCCGCCATCTTCCACTGGTCCGAGACATTCTTCGGCCCGCGGAGGCCCTGAAGGACAAGCGTCTGAAGGGGACGGGCGATCTCGACCGCCTCGGTGATAGAGCGCCCGAGGTTCTTCGAGAAGCCCACGACTGCCGTCAGAGCTGCCACCCAGGCCCACGGCGCCTGAGGGTAGTTGTTCAGTCCCAAGATTGACACGTGCGGGTCGTTGCGGCCGGCACCGAGCGTCGTCTGTGCCGAGAGATTGCCGCTGCTCGTCGTGAAATAATGACCATACAACCCCACCGTAGGCGACCAGCGGCCAGAGCCGCTGTCGGACAGAAACTGCCGGACGGCGTTGAGCTGGGCTGTCGAAGAGTAGGGACCGCCGATGTGGTCGAAGGGCTGGTCGCCGAGGGCCGCCAGGGCCGTCGCCAGATCAACGTCGCCGGTGCCGCTGGTCAGAGTGGCAGACGCGATGGTGACAGTCAGACCTGCCGGATCCACCTCGTTGCCGTCGAGACCAGCCTCGACACGGATCGTGTTGCCCTCAACCCCGACATGACGGGCGGTCAGGGTAACGGTGCCTGTGGCGACACTGGTGGTAACCGGCGCGAGCTGGGCGCGGTTGTACTTGGTATAGCCCTTGTCGATGGCTGCCTTCAAAGCAGCAGCAACGACAGCGGCCGTATCGCCGACTGCGACGCCAACCGAATAGCGCTCGCCCGCGATGTAGCGGACCAGGGTGCCGGCCGCAGTGGCCGTGCCCGTGATGGCGATCGTGCCCGTGGCCGCGACACCGGACGGGTCCGTGACTGGAAGCGCCCAGATCTCGCCGTTCGGATTATGCCAGCGGGCGATGATCGCCATTTCGGCCAGCATCGAGCCCGCGCCGAAGAGCGCATTCGGATCACCAGCACCGAGATTGATCGGGATGCCGAGCTGCGCCGAGCCGCCGGCGAGCTTCCGGCCGATGAGCAGGGTGCGGGAGGTGCCAGAGTATGGCGGGATGCCCGCATTGATCTCGAAGTAAGCGCCAGGCACCCGGATATCGCCGGGCATATTATTGAAGGCAACCGACATTGCGGTCTTCCTTTGTCAGAACGGCCGCGCAAGTCGGCCCGGTGGAGATTAGAGATCGGCGGAGCCGGGGCTCGGCTCCGGATCGGCGGTCGGCTGGGCATCGACGGAGGGACGGTCGTCGGCCTTATCAGCCTCGGCCCGCTGCGCAGGTGCCGCGGTGCGCTTGGTCTTGGGCTTCGCCTGGACAGCCTCTGCCTCTACTTCCTTCACGGAGATGTCGCCGCGCTCGAGCAGGCCGGCCCAGTACGGCGACCAATCAACCTCCAAACCCTCCCACGGCAGGTCTCTGCCGCGATCAGGATCCGGGATAGACGCGCCCTTGCGGGCAGGCTTGATGAACTTGCGCTCGGTCTCTGACATGGCTCAGTCCTCGTGGGTGATGGTGGCATCGACGCCGACGAACGGCGCATGAGGTTCGCCCTCGGCGGGCTCCGGCAGCGGGGCTGAAGGATCAGGGCGCATCGTTAGATCAGCGCCTTCGAAGAACTCGACGCCTGCCGGCGGCAGGGCATCGGAGATCATCTGGCAGACCAGGCCCCCGGACGTGCCGGTCGGTAGGAGCTGGCAGACCGTCCGCAGCGGGCTCGGAAGGTTAGCAAACGGGCCTGTCGGCACGTCCCGGATAGCGAGCTGGTCCTCGCCCTTCAGTTCGACGGACAAGGTCACGACCCGCACCGCCAGGCGAAGGCCGTTCTCATTGTCCGGAAAGCGGGAGGATTTGACCTTCGGCACCCGACGGCTGACCTTACGGGTGAGCGCTGGACCCTCACCTACCGTGATGACCTCGATCGCACGATGCTCGACAAGATCCAGCATCGCCTCAAGCTCGCGGTCGGTGACCGGGATGAGCGGATCATCATCCTTCCCATCGCCCTTTGCGGCCATGGCGATCTCAAGCACGAGATCGACGGTCTGGTTGAAGGGGACGCCGCCGTTCTGCGGATCAAAGGCCTCTCCGTTGTCATCCTCGGTTGTGATCGTGATGGTCGGACGGAATTTCTTGCTCGCCGGCGGATCCATGATGCTGTCGAAGACCCGGCCGGGGCAGAGCGCAGCGATGACCGGATCGGCCAGCAGGTCGCGCGAGACCGCCAGCCTCAGTGCCGTTCGAGCGAGGCTCATCAGATCCTCAGATTGATCTTGGAAGTGTTGAGGTCGTCGGGAACGACGCTCGTGACGGTGAACGTCTCGTTGGTGGCAACGCGCTTCACCTGGTCGCCGGTAGCGATCCAATCCGGCAGAGCAACCGTCGCGACCTTGATGTTGGCAGGCTGGGCCACATAAGGGCTGGTCCAGTCACCGGAACGCCCCCTGCCCTGCGCCTGCGCCATGGCTCCCTCAGCGGTGAAAGAGCCGATGAACGGGAACGGCGGGCGCGACCCGTCGCCGATCTGCCGTGCGTCGGGATCCGTCTGGGAGCGGGTGCGGGCGAGGAGGATGAAGTCCTCGCCGAACACCTCGTCGAAGGTGGGCTGTGCCGCAGCCCATGCCTCGCGGAACAGGCTGGACATGGGCTCAGGCAGCCTTGAGTGCCGCGAGGATCTCGTCTTTGGACTGAGCAGGCTTCACCTCGACGCCGCGCGTCTTGGCCTCCTCGAGCAGCTGCTCTTTCGTCATGCTGTCGAGAGGATCAGCGGGAGGAGCGCCGGAAGGCTGGGTCGAACGGCGGGTGCGTTGCGATGCGGAGGCATCCGCCAGCGCTTGAGCCTCGGCAATCTCGCCCTTGGAAGCCTTTCGGACAGCGCCCTCGGCCTCAAGCTCGTCGAACTCGTCCTGATCGAGATCAATTAGAGCGCCGGGCTTGTGCTCGGCGACCTTCGCGGGCCGCACGACACGGCCCTCTTCATTCACCTTGCCGGCCTCGACAAGGGTATGCACGCCGTGAAGCGCGAATGCTTTCACCATCTCAGTTCTCCAGAAAGGTGAGCGCGGCGTGAGCCTTCACGCCGGCGTCGATTACGCGAGGACGCGGGCCCGGAACGTCCGGTTCGGGTTGACCGGGATCATCAGCGGAGCCGACTGACTCATGATGAAACGGGCCGGCGGGTCGTTCTCGTCCCACATCTTCGGGAAGATGTCGGTCGGCTGGAGGTTGTTGTGATCGAGGATGGCGCCGAAGGCGCGAACCCCTTCCACACCAGGAGCTGACAGAACGATATCGCGCGGATCCATGATGTTGGCGGTCGAGCCGTCATCATTCTGGAAGGTGCCCGAGTAGACGTAGCACTCGATGCCAGCGCCGAGAGTGCCGACATAGGTCGCCGGCTGATCGACATCGCGGCGGAGAATCCCGCGGTTCAGGTTGATGTCGGACGGGCTGCGATAACGGGTGTCCATCGCATCCTTCAGACCGGTGTCAGCCTGGGCCACAGCCCACGCGCTGGCACCGAAGGTGATGCGGTTCGGGAAGCCGCCGAACGCAGCCCCGGCCATCGTGTTGGCCCATCCTTGGATGGTGCCGAGGATGGACACGCCTGCATCGCCCCAGCGAGCGCCAGAGCCGAGAACGACGGTATGACCGGCATCGCGACCGAAGGATACCGTCACCGACGGATAGTTCGAGCCGCCGTCGCGAATGTAGTTCACGGTCACCGCGCCATCGAGGATGGCCTTGGCGGCCATGAAATCCCAGAGGCGGGTGATGGCATTGCGCTGGAACTGCGCGATGCGGATGACCTCGGCGTCGAAGCGCGCCTGAGGCGTCACCTGCGGCATGCCGAGGATTTCGCCGGGCTGGCGCTTGAGCATCTCCGTCGGGCGGACCGCATCCTTCGGCTTGGTGTAGGCCGGGCGGAAGGACTGCAGGGTCTCGCCCTGGCGGCGGTAGATCGGCTTGCCCTGCTCATTGGGGAGCATGAACGGAGCGATCTTGCGGGAGCTCGGGATCTTCTCGAAATAGATTTCCTCTGCCGTCGAGAGGAAGGTGTCCGGGAAGAACTGGTCGAGCCAGTAGGAGGTCGGCGCGTCCAGGCGATCATCGTACATGATCCTGTAGAGTTGCCGAGAAGTGTAGAAATCGAGGGCCATGTATGTGACGCCTTTCCTGAGTTCGAGCTACCGGATCGCCGTTTCTACGGAACGGTCATCGTCCGGGGCGCGCGGATGACAATGCTGGTGGGGGTCGGAGCACCGTTGAATGCCGACTTCTTCTTGTCGACGGTGTCATAGGAGGCCGGCCAATTGATCATGTCGGGGTTGAAGACGCCCTGACGGTAGATCGGCGCACGGGTCGTGGTCTCGCCGGCGCCGGTGACGACAGCGACGAGGGTGATGCCGACCGCCTGGGTCGTACCCTGCACGGCAGGCACGAGAGCGCCCGACGAGAAGCCGACCGGCGTGCGAGCCGGAATGTTTTGGCTGGCAGCCACGAGTTCGTCCGTCGTGACAACGGAGGGCTCATCGCCGGTGATGAACGGATCGAAGTTCGTGATGCTCTCGGTGGAGCTGGCGGCGATACCAGCGGTATCGCCGCTGGACGGGATATCGATAGCCATAGGATGAGGTCTCCTCTATCCGAATGAGTTGCGGGTGATCAGGCGACCTTGCGCGGGGCGTAGCCAGCACTGGCGAAGATGCCCTCGACATCGTCGGCGTCACGCTGGCCGCTCTCGCCGCCCGCACCCACGACCGGGTTCGGGGTCTGGCCCATGGCCTGCTCGAAGCGATTCGGCTCCTTGGTCTGAGCCTCGGCCTTCGGCGCAGCCTTAAGCAGCTCGACGGCCGCTGCGGCGTCCATATCGGTGTTGAACGCGAGATGGTTGGCCATGCTCTCACGGCCCTTGGCCTCATCCGAGCCAAGGATCTCCTTGCAGCGCGCCTGCATGGAGGTCGCGCCTTCCTTCAGAGCAGCCTCGCGACCAGCCTTTTCACCTTCCGTGCGGCCCTCGGCGCGCGCGGCATCCAGAGCGGCTTTGTCGGCCGCTGTCTTGTCCTGAGTGGACATGTTGTCGTCTCCTTCATCAGGGAACAATTCAGCCGCGAACGCAGCCGTGGCATCCTCAAGCGAGCCGATCTCATCGGCCAAGCCATTGGACTTTGCTTGTGTGGCGGTGAACGTGAGAGCCTCCGTCTTACGGACTGCGCTCTCGTCCATGCCCCTGTTCCGTGCCACGGTGGACACGAAAACTCCGTACAGCTCGTCGATGCGAGCTTGAATGCGGTCCTTCACGTCGTCCGGCAGTGCCTCGTAGGCGTTGCCGTCGACCTTGTGCTTGCCGGCATGAATGAAGGTAATCTTGATGCCCGAGGCATCCATCGCCTTGCTGATGTCGATATGGAAAGTCACGACGCCAATAGAGCCGACGCCGCCCGTCCGGCTGACGATGATACTGTCGGCAGCCGAGGCGATTGAGTAGGCCGCCGAGTAGGCGCTCTCAGCTGCGAAGGCCCGGATCGGCTTCTCGCCGCGGGCTGCGAACATCTTGTCGACCAGATCGAAGTTCCCGGCGACATGGCCGCCAGGGCTGTCGATGATCAGCGCGATGCCTCTGACGTTGCCGTCGGCGAGGCCCCGCTCGAAGGCTTTCCAGATGTAGGTATACCCGGTCGCCCAGGAGCCGAGCTGGTAGCCGAAGTCGTGAAGGAGGACGCCCTTGATCGGGATCAGCAGGACGCCGTCCTTTACGATGTAGGGTCGGTATACGGAGCGCCAGTCACTGGCATCGAACCAGAAGTCGTCGGCCATGACGGCCGGCGCCTCTGCCTTCTCGATGCTCTCCAAAATGGAAGAGGCTCGCGCTAGGCAGGCCTCGAACATCCCCTTCATCTCGACCGCGATCAGCGATGGCTGCAGGTCAAAGCTCGCCAGCAGTGAGTTATGCATTCGGGATCACCTCTGGCTGCTCTTCACTCGCAAGGTACACATCGTCTGCGGCCCGCCGGGCAGCCTCATCTCTTTGGATAGGCGGCCATGGCAGGCCAACAGCCTCATAGGCCTCTTTCTCGTAGGCGAGCTCCCGCGCCTTCTGATCGATCTGTTCCCGCCAGTCGCGCCCCTGCTCGCCTGCCTCGTCGGCTAGTGTCGAGACCCCATTGCTGAGGCGCTCTGTTGCGGCCTTGGCCTCCTTCAGAGGATCGACCCAGCCACGGCCGGCGAAGATCCACTTGCAGCGGGTCCAGGCGATCTGGTTGGCGTAATAGTCATCCGGCGTGCAGTCCGGGATCATGCCGCGGTTGACGGCCTCTTCGAACCACAGGTCGTAGATGACAGCGCACCAGTGATCGATCAGGAACTGCCGGACCGACGCGAAGTAGCGCCACGCCTCGAGGAGAGAGGCCCGAGCCGAAGAATAGTTCGTCTTCGAGAAGTCCCGGAAGACGAGCTCGTAGGGCATGTTCAGGCCGGTGCCGATGCTCCGCAACATCACGGTTGCGAAGCTGTCCAACTCGGTCAGCTGCTGATTCGGAGCGAAGGCGTTGAGCTTGGTGCCAGGTGGCAGCGGGATCATCGTCCCGCCGGACATCTGAATACGCCACTCATCGATCGACTGCCGATATGCTCCCATCGGATCGTCGGTCTGGCCGAACATGTCCGCGATCTGCTGGCCTTCGAGCGGTGTTTCCAGCGCCGCGAAGATCAGCGAGTTCAGCACCGCCTTGCGGAGCTGCTCGCGATTCATGTGGTCGAACATCTTGAAGAGGCGAGCCACGGACGTGATGACGGCCTTGCCGCGTGTCTGGCCGACGCGTTCGCTCTCGAAGATGTGGATCACCCGCCGGCGGCCCCATGGCATGTAAGCCGGGATGCGCTCCCACTCGCCGACCCCGTATCCTAGGCCATAGCCGTAGATATCGCCGGGGTGGGACTTGCGAATGTGATAGGCCGTCGCCGCCGTGGTAACCGGATCAAGCTCGATCCCGCCGCGGAAGTTGACGCTCTCGATCTTGCCCATCGGATTCGACAGGCGAGCCGGATCGACAAGCTGCAAGCAGGTATTCCAGCGCGAGCCGTTCCGCTTCGTCCAAAGCGGCAGCGCGAGCGCCTCGCCAGTGGCCGCGATCGTGCGGGCCTGAAGGCGGGTGGAGGTGTGGAAGTTGTAGCGCAGGCCGGCATCGAACCAGTCGGTGTCGGTGAAGGTGGTGAAGAGTGCCTCCACCTCCCTGGCCCAGCCATCGACCCAGCCGGCCGGCTTGCCCAGCGTCACCCGATCAGGGTTCGGCTTACAGGTGATCCGGGGCCCAATGACATTGTCGATGAAGGTCCGCTCGGAGCCGGCGGCGACGCCATTGTTGCGGACCAGGTCGTCAATGCGGCCAGAGATCGTGTCGAGCTCAGGCAGCAGCGCTGCATCCGGAGACAGGCGCGCCGACGGCCAGGTCGCCATGTCCTTGGCCAGGTACGAGGCGGCATGGTACGAGGTCTCGACCTCGGGCACGGCCATCAGCTCGCGTCCGGTCCGCGCGTTCCGGGCTTTCAGGCCAGGTGCGCCTCTATGGTTCCAGGATGACTGCATCAGAACGAGATCACAAAGGGGCCACGACGGGGGAGAACCGGGTTCTCAAGCGCCGCGATCTGGCGTCTGAGGTCGTCGATGTAGTTCTGCAGCCGACCGATATTGGCGGCCGTGTAGGTAAGCTTCCGCTCGCCATCCGAGATCGACACGACGGACGTGCCGATCGACAGGCGATGCATAGCCTGCTCCGCCTCGGACAGGCGTTGCCGCAGTACGAGGATATCAACCATGTCGCTCTCAGATGTATGGGTCGGATGCCACCGCCACGGGACGGATCGGCGCGGCCTTTGATTGCGGCTTTGCCTCTACAGAGGCCGTAGCGACTACGGTCGTGGCCGGAGCCACGGCCAACTCTCGCTCGTTCTCGTAGCGGTCCCAGACGGCATCGGGCATGCCGCGAAGACCGAGCTTGATACCGGCGGCTTCCGCCTGCAGCATCGTATCGAGGCCCTCGTTCGCCTGATTGGGATCCTTGGTCCACCGGTAGACGGTGAAGCCGAAGCGCTTTTGCGGCGTCCGGCGCTCAGACGTCAGCTGGCGGAAATACTCATCATCAAGGCCTCGCGGGAAACCGACGTATCCAAAGACCTTCGGATCCGTTTTGGCCAAGTTGCGATAGAGTGCCATCTTCAGTACCGAGGTGCCGAAGTTGTAGAACCGGCTCGAGTACTTCAGCAGTGCGCCGGCGCGGTTGCGCTCCCGCTTGACCCTTGCCAGCAGCGGAGCCCACTCCTCGCCTCGACCACGGACCATGATGACCTTGTTGGCCGGATGGCCCTTGGCCCAGCCCCAGACATCTTCCGTCCAGGCATTGCCGTCGATCGCCGTCAAGTCGGCTTTCAGCTTCAATCCAAAGCTGTTCGGCCATTCCTGGACAACAAGACCGTCGAGTTGTTCCCGCGTCCGGGCCTCACTGATGTGGCCAGGGACAACGCCGTACTGGATCACCCATCGACGACCGTCACGGCCGAATCCGACCAACTGCCACTCAACGCGGTCCGCCTGACAGTCCATGCCATAGCAGAGCAGGAGCGCTCCAGCCGGGATCTCGCCGCGTGCGTATGTCGAAGCGGCGGCTCGATCCCGCAATCCCTCCCACGGCGGTGCCTCGCCCTGTGCCTTGAAGGCCAAGCCGACGGTATCGTTAAGGAAGGTCTGCTCGCCGGCCGGGTCGCCTTTGACGTTCAGCCATTCCAGCGCGATCCGCTTCCAGCTCTGTAGATGGCTGTAGGCGGACCAGATGTAGAATGACCGGTGGATTTTCTTCATGTGCGGGCGTGCGGCCCGCCATTCCTTCCGCGCGAGCATCCCTGAGCGGTGGTGCTCGTGGATATCCTCGCCGCAGGCGACGCAGTTGAAATGCGCGTTCTCCGGGTGCTCCTCGTCCAGATTGGCCAGCATGTTGGCCCAGTCCAGCGTCTGCATGAAGTCGCAATGCGGACACGGGACATACAGGCTTTCCTGGCTGCCCTCGTCGTAGTCCTTCGAGATCCGGCACCCTGGCTCGATCAGCGGCGTCGACACCTTGAAGATCTTCGCGAACTCGATCGCGCGGGACCGGCTATCGGCTTGGGCCTCCGGGTCGCCGGCAGCATTCATTTCCCACTTCGACAGGTCGTCCTGCACCTGGCGGGGAACAGTCACCTGGGACAGGGTCGCCGGCGAGTTGGCTCCCGAGATCAGGATCGCGCCGAGACCATCGACGCGCTCCTTGTACATCACAGAATCGGAACCATCGCGGCTCTTCTGCGGGAAGATCCTTCTTAGAGCCGTCGTGCCCTTGAGCATGGGCGACAGCTTCATCTTCGACCAACGCTGGGCGTTGTTCTCGGTCGGGTGGACGTACAGCACGTCGCCCGGATCCATAACCATCGACCCGCCGACGAATACGTTAGCCAGTACCGTGCCGCCGAGCTGCGCTGACTTCTTGAGCGTGACGATCCGGCAGGGATCGTCCGGGCTCAGGGCGACCAAGATCTCGTCGAAGTAGGAAAACCGGTCCCGATTGTACGGTCCAGGCTCAGGGCTTTCGCGCTTCGAAAAGACGATGTTGTCTTCGGCCCATTTGCCGTAGTCGACCGGCGGAGGCGGCTCAAGTGCCAGAGCGATGGCGTCCTGGGCCATACGCTCGGGATTCGCCAGCATCGTCATCGTCGATTACGCTTCCTCAGGATCCGCAACACCGTCTGAAACAAGCGCCGGCTTCTCTGCCGCTGCCTGTCGCGCCTTCCCTGCTGCTTTCGTCCGGACCTTCCTGAACTGATCCCTCAGCAGGTGGAGCACATCGCGCTGCTCAATCTTGAACTCGCCCGCGATCGCGGTGGCGAACTCCGGGAGCGCGCCCTCAAAGACCCTCACCAGTTCCTCGGCAATCCGTGCCATCTCGCGCCGTGCACCGGCAGCCTCGATATAGCGGCCCTGGCGAGCCAGTTCCTCCTCAGCTTCGCGGCGGTTCACCCGGCGGATGCTTTCCAGCTTCTGGCGCCGGATTTCTTCTGTAATCTCGTCAGTCAGGTCCGGCTTTGAAGCGTCTTCCCGCTTAGCCGCACGCGGCGTAAGTCGCGTCGCTAGACCGTTGCCGGTGGACTGGCCGATGTCCCTCCGGAGGCCAACCTGCCGCTGAGCAATCCCCGCGTTGATCTTCGCTGATCGGCCTTCGCCAACGATTGCCTCGCCAGTGATCTTGCCTTCCGTGATCCACTGGGTGACACGCCCTGGGGAGACGTTGCACAGCTTCGCGAAGTCACCCTTCGAGACGATTTGGTTTGCCATCAACATTTGCCGACACCGGCCTTACCTCGATCTGACTTTAGCTCGTGCGTTTAGCCCCTCGTCTTTAGGGCGCCATCGGAACTAAAGAGCCGCTAAAATAAAGAACCCACGTGGCTCAAGGCTCAAATGCGCCCTACCGCCTCGTCCAATCGCTCGTTTTAGGCTTCGGAAAATCGGTCAAACTGGCCAAATCCCGGGCCGTTCTCCGCCCGCATTGAGGGGGGGGTGTTGCCAAGGACCCACACCGTTGCAGGCTTGCAACACTCGCGATGTCACAGGGTCACATCGTGCCCCTCGCGTGCCCCCTCTGCCACACCCTCACTTGGCATCCAGGATGCGCAGGAGTTCGTGTCCGAGGCGGTTGGCGAGCTCGCTTTGAGCCACATCGTAGAAGGCTGCCTCGGTCGCGCCTGTCACCATCTCCTGAGGGATGACGACGCCGCTGTCGACGAGCTCGATGGGTGTGCGGGAAGCTGACGTTCTGCGGAAGACGTGTCCGCCCATATTGAGCGGGACGCGGTTGGGTTTGCGCCCACCCTTAAGGAAGGCCATCGGGAAGGATGTGCGCTTGCCGAAGGGCTTGGCACTGACGCCGCCTCTGGCTTCTCGGGGTGAGAAGTACTTGAGGCTGATGTCTCCGCCTCGTGACCAGATCGTGTAGGAGAGGTCGCCGCGCTGGGCTGCCTTTCTGGTCTTCAGGGCTTTGACGATGGTCTTTCTCTTCAGGCCGGTTTGGGCTGTGAGAGACCTGATCATTGCCGTTCGTGCTTTGGCTCCGGTGTGGTTGAGAGCCCGTGCGATAGCAACGGGCGCTCTCTTACCGGCCGCTGCGATCTGGTTGCCGAGGCGCGAGATGTCGACGGTGTCGATTCTGATCTGGAGCGCCATCAAAACCTCGCGGAACCATAACCTTTAGACGTTGAGGCTAGCGGAGCCGTCGGTAGGTTCTCTCTGGTTTGGCTCGCCCTCGCCGCTTGGGGCGGCGGGTCGACCAGGTGAGAGGGTGATAGGTGCTGCCTATCTGCGCTACCGCTTGATGATTGGCAGAAGGAGTGTTGCCTGCTGCCAATCGGTTGGTCAATGGGGCGTCGCGTGGTGTTTGGAATTACCCTTACACCTGGATCGGACGGGACGGTTTGTTGCAAGCCCTTGAAGGATCTGGCTTTCCCGCTGCCGTGGCTGGCATCATGAACTATAAGCATGATGCTAGATTTAGTTGGCTCCGATCGATGGATGAGGCGTTGACAGCGATCGGGCGGTTGACCCGGCTATCGCTCATCTCGCGACGTTTCGTGGCCTGCTTGTGGCAGGCGATTCTTGTGCCGCTGGGCTATGCCCGGGCAAATTCACCGTGCTCTTGCCGAGCAACTTCCATATAGGCAGCGTGCGCAACTTCAGGCGTATCGAATGTCCCAATGTGCCGCGCCTTGCCTCCAATACGGATTTGGGCTCGGTACCGCTGCGTCTGGCGGTCAAAGTACACGCCTTTCAGACCGACCGAATTGTTAGCTCTCACACCTGAGTTAGCCCGGTTCTGGGCATCAGTAGCGAGCCGGAGGTTGGCAAGACGATTGTCATCACGATCGAGATTCACGTGATCGATCATCATCCCCTCAGGCACCGGTCCGTAGGCATAAGTCCACACCAGGCGATGTACCGGATGGCGATAACCGCCAATTTTCACATATCGATATCCGCGGGGATGCACCGTTCCGGCGACTGTGCCCGCGTATTTCGTGTTCCAGTCCTTCGGCCTGTCAGGTCGAAGGCGCCATAAAAGAGGGCCGGTTGCCTCGTCAAAATCAAAAAGTAGGCGCAACAAATCCTGAGATGGCGATGGTTTCGTCATCTGGCGCAATCCCCGGCTCAAGGTGTTCAAACTATGCTGATGCGAGAGCTTCCATCCACCATGTTGCCCCGTGGCCTGCCGCGACATCGCTGACAGGTCTCCCTGCTCTCCCGAGCTTCCGACATGGTCGTGGCTATCCGCAGCCGGTTGCCACGCCTCCGCACCCATCGGTGCCTCGCATCAACCTCGGTTGTTCTCTTGGTTTGCCCCTGCCCTTGGTGTCGGCATCTCTCTGCCGTGCTCTGTGGTCTAGGAGTCTGGGCATCGACACCATGAACAAATCGTAATGTTGGAATTTACCAGCTGTTCACTCGCTAGGGTGTCTCTGCGCGCCGGGGCTCAACTAAGAACAAGGATCACCTATGACTTTTGGAAAGCTCGCGCTCGCTACTGTTGCTCTGGCTGGGTTTGTCAGCCTAAGCGGGCCTGCGCCACAGGCTCAACCTCTCGTCCGAATTCCGGAAATTGCATCCAAGTCCGATATCACCTACGCCCAGTATCGCCCTGACAATCGGCGCTTTGGGCGCCCTCGTAGAGAGTGCAAGTGGGATACGGTGACCAAGCGCGTCCGGGGCAGGATCGTAAAGGAACGTGTCCAGCGCTGCTGGACAGTCCGGCGCTAAACGATAAGGGCTCTTCGGAGCCCTTTCTTTTTGCCTCAGTTCGGGTGAGGAAGCGGAGAAGGATGTCCATGCGATGAACCCTAATCGATACCCATCATTAGAAGCCCGAACCAAACCAGCTTGCAGAGGACGTGCATGGCTTGGTCCATGTTGTAACTCAGGCGGCCCGAGCACTTGGTCAAGTCGATCAGCGCATGAGCCACGAACTCTAGGCCAGCCAAGAGCCACGATCCGGTTGCCAGCATCACCGCGCCAGCGTGGATAGCGGCATGGCAGGCCAGAGCACCGGGCCAGATCACCTCACCCGGCACGAGGCTCAGGGTCTGGTTCTTCGCCTTCGACAGCCAATCGCCTTGGAGCGGGTAGTCGGCAAGAGCGTGCCCGATCAACATCCAGGCGAGAGGAGCCAACATTCAGTCTCCTCAGAGGGCCGATGCAGGTCCGGCCTATCAGCTTACACCGGCCTTGCGGCCTACGGGTCTTTCGGGGGCACTGGATTGCCGGAGCTACTGGAGCCCCTTATTCACGCACTGCCCTGCATCGAACTCGGTTAGCGAAGAAGCCCTAAGCACTCAGCGATGCTCTCTTCCACGTAGATGTGAGAGGCTATCTCTACCATCAGGCAGCCGTCATCGTCTCGGGTGTAGGCTCTGCGGGATGAGGGCATGAGGCCAAGAAAAAGCCCCGCGCTATCATCTCGCCGGGGCGCCTTCTAGACCAAGTGAGAAGGGTGGCCAGGTGCATAAGGCAAGGTTTGTGCTCGCCTCATGCTACGCAATCCGTCCCTAACTTTTGTCGTGACGGCTTGGGAGCTGGCCACGGCTTTGAATAGACCTGCACACGGACCGCGAGCATTCACGGGGTAGCACAGCCATCCAAGGCCAGCTTCCATATCGCGGCCACCTACGAACCCGTCAATACATGAATTCGGCGTAGGTTTCGCACTTGAGAGGACAGCGGCCGCAATCCATACGTTTCGCGACCATGGCAAAATTGATGCCTCAAACCGGGGCCAGTGTCACCACCCTAAATTTCCCTTTTAGAATCATGCTTATAGCTGACCAGTTGCAAAGCAATGGCAAAAATATTTGCAACTGGATGAGCTTAGATGCAAAAGGCAGAGCCGATAAAGCTGTAAGGGTGATGCAACTTTTTCCTGTTTGAGCACTACTCATGGACGTTGTCAAACTGAATGCCACAGAGGCCGATGCAACGATTGAGCGGAGTCTTGTTAGTGCGAGGCCTGCGAAGGACGGCGCTCAGCGACGTTTTCCTTATAGGTCGTGTTGCAGTAAGGGTGGGTAACCTGAGCATTGCCGGAATGCGCGCCACCTCCGTCCGCTTTTCGCTCAATATGATCGGTAGTCATCGAGTTCCGATGTAGCAGGCCGTCACATATACCGCAGCGTGTGCCGCTCTGAACAAGCTCGTTTATGAACGCAGCCGACTTGGTGCTAGCGCTAAAATTCCGCTTTCCGCTGCTAGCTTCTCGTATCGGTGCTGGTGTTGCAAAAAAGCGGAAGCGGTTGTCGGTCGACATTCCTGCGATGATTTCATCATCACTCTTTCCCATCCATAATCCTTCTAAAGCGATGGTCATGAAATCTTCTAGCGCAGGTCGACTGCGGTGACCCGCACCTAGGTTTTTGACAATGAGGGTGAACGCCTCTTTGTGTGACACCAGGAAGTCCTCGAACGATCGACGGACGCGAGTGAACTCGTCCAATTGCCCTTTGTCAGCGAGCTTCTGGACGACCTGAATAACAGCGAGAAATGCCACCGGCTGGAAAGCGCCGCCGCGTGTGTAGAAGTACACTAGGGGATGGAGGCCAAGCGACCCGGCGAATGTGGTAGTTATCCGCTCCAATCGCTTCTGCGCAGCCTGCAAGAATTGTAGGGTTTTCACCCCGTCGTGATCGACTACTAGCGGGTCTTTCGGGCCGATGCCGTTTACTAGGTTCACAAAATCGAAAACGAACGGAAGGGAGCTATATCCACGTCCGCCGACGGGCACGTCGGAGCTTTTGATCGGCGAATCTCCCATCGGAGGCAGGTAGAGGGCATCGTAAATAGACTTGCCGCCTTTCTCGATCTGCTGCTGTATTTCGCCCGCAAACTCGGACCAATATTTGTGACCAGCGCCCGCACGGTTGATAGCGCGAGTTGCAATTGCAGCAGCTGAGCGTCGTCCTCTTAGAATGCGTTTCTCAATTGGATCGACAGGTGTCGGGGCTTGGTTGATCTTGAAGAATGAATTTTCCGCGCCGAGTGCATCGCCTGCAGGAACCCATTGAGCGACGAACGAATTGGAGTTCATCATTCCAACACGTTCCTTGATTTTCTCGTTTGCGTACTGAGTTTTGCTGGAATCTACGTAGGACGCATACGTGCCAATGTTGGTATCCACGAGTTTCCTAGTCTGCTCAGCCAGCTTCTTCTGTTCCTCCGGCACCTGATTTTCAAAGTAATTGATCGACCGGGATTTGTCGCCGTAGTCGTCATATATCCACGCCAGCAACGCGCTCACACGGTGCGCGCCGTCGATCACAAATACGTACTGGCCAGAGCGCCAAAGGATGATTGCAGGGATAAGATCGCCATCCAGAAATGCGGCGATCAAATCGACGATCTTCTGTGGGGTCCAGTTGCTAGTCTCACGCTGGAAATCAGGCTTTCTGAGGCTCTGGGCGAAGAAATCCTCTCTAAGCATGCCCATACCAATGGTGCCAATGGGAGTCCCCTTGTAGGGAGTCGTGGGCGCGGCAAAGTCCTCACGCGGGATTAGCGCATCCAGATTAACGCCGTTCGCGGCCATGGTATCAATCTCCCCGAAGCTATATTTGAAATGAAACATAGCTCAGGCCCTCCCTCTCGGGAAGCGGGTACGCTTGGTATAGTAACGCCATAGGATCGCCCTATCCAAAATCCTTTCCAACTGAACGGTTGGCGGCGTCTCTCATCCCCGGCTCTCCTGGTCTGTGGTGAGGCGGGCGGCCTTGCGATTAGGTTGCTGGTAGTTCAGCGCACGGTCACGTGCGCGCGGTGGAGCTGCTCGGCGAGGTATGCGAGGCCGGCGGGCAGGTAGCGATCGAGGGAGGTCCGGCTGAGGATCTTCTCCGGCAGTGCCTGCCAGGGCAGAATGAGCGGCGCTCGTATGGCTTGGATCTGGTCCTTGATCTCCTGCCCTCGGCGATTGATCTCCGGATCAAATTCCCCACTGGCCTTCAGATCATGCGCACGGACCAGGAGCGCCCTCGCCTCCTCGATCAGGGGAGCCTTAGCACGCTGGTGCTCGGCGGCCGCCATTCGGGCGGCCATCGCCTTCGCTTTGACGTTCCGCTCCCGCAGCACCCCGGCGATCGAGAATCCGCCCGCCTTGCACATGGCCCAGAGCAGGACCGCGTCGCAGGCCATCGGCTCGTGAGAGGCGTACATCATCGGCCAGGCCAGAGCCTCATCGGACATGCTGATCTCTTCGGCCGTCGGGCGCCGCAGGTTCTCAGCGAAGGCTTCGCGGGCCGCCTTCATGGCCTGCTCGTCAATCAGGTCCGAGAACTCCCTCAAGGCCGTCGGCCAGCCGCCGCCGTACGCTGATGGAGCGATCCTGCCGGTGGTGGCCATCAGCACGTCGAAGGCGTGGATGAGCCTGTGGGCGACGTGGCCTGCGTTCCACAGAGGCGGGACCTCATAGGGCCCTTCCTGCTCGTCGCAGCGTGACAGGTCGCGTGACAACTCATCATCTGCCCGTGATAAATCGTGCGTATAATTCACCAGGGCACCTCATCTTCCGTGACATCAGAGTTCCATTGCGTGACGGGTGCGGGGTCACCGGCTGCAGCAGCCTGCCCCTTCTTTCCGCCCCTCAGCTCCTTGCCGGTCAGCCAGACCCAGGGATCGCTGGACCCGATGAGACCCAGCGCGATCAGCTTCTCACCGCAGAACTTACGGGCCTGGCGAAGGGCGGCGTTCCGCTTCTCCCCTTCAGGCTCCTCACCCATCCATTTCTTGGCGAAGGCGTCCCGCACGCGATCCTTGTGAACGACACGGATTCCGCCCGGCAGCTTGATCTTGTCAGGCGGCGCCTCGCCATGCTCCTCGATCGCCTCCTGGACAGAGACGAAATAGTTGTAGACGCGGTCGGAGAGCTTCTTGGTGTCCTGGGGCTTGTCCCGCTCGATCCCGGCCAGCGCGCCCTCGTCGGGCAAGTCCACGACGCAGGAGGTGATTTCGTCGCCATCCTCGTCCACACCGATCTTCACCTGAGGCAGGACGAACCGAAAGGTCTTGCTGTCCGCGCCGTCCTTCAGCTTGGTGATCACCGCCTCGCGAATCTTCCGCCCGTTGGCGTCTTTGGCAATGACGGGGTTCTTGCCATTCTTGCCCGTGTCGACCTCGACCAGCGACACATCGAGGACGTTCTCGACGTCGGCGAACATGCTGGAGTGCCCGCGGGCTTTCGTGCCCGCGGCGTTCTTGTGGTGGACGAGAAGGACGGTGCAGCCGAGAGCCAGTTCCAGCTTCTTGCAGCGGCGCCGGATCGCCGAGACGTCCTTGCTGCCATTCTCGTCCGCGCCAGGCGTCGCTGCGCTGAAAGTGTCGATGACGAGGAGCTCGAGCTGGAACTCCGGATACTGCTCTGCCCAGTACCGACATTCGGCGATCAGGGCATCGCAGTCCTCGTCCGAGGCGTAGAGATCGATCGGCAGGGTCAGCAGGACGAAGGGCAGGCTGTTGTCTGTCCGCAGTCCGTGGTGCTCCTCATAGGCCGGGATGCGCTTGTCGCGCACGCCCTTGGCGCTCTCGCCCGCCTGGTAGACTACTAGGCCTTTACGGGTCTTGTTGCCGAACCACGGTGCGCCGCGCGCCACGGCCATCCCCAGGTCGATGGCGAGAAAGGATTTGCCGGACTGGGAGGCCCCGACGAGCATGCCCTGCTCGCCCCTGGTGATGACGTTCTTGATCAACCACTCATGCTTGGAAGCGCGCGGCGCATGCCGCTCACGCCATGGGATAGCGCCGAACCGAGACTTGAACGGCTGAATCATTGCCGTCGTCTCGCGCTCGAACTGCTCGAAGGACTTAATTGGGGGCATTACGGTCACTGGCTTCTCCCAGATTGAAAACCGCCCTCGACGCGACGGCTTCTCGTGCCTATCTCATCCGTCACCCCAATCTGCCGCTGGGTCATAGCGGCACTTACCTGAAGGAAGCTTAGATGCGCACGACGCTCGCAATGGTCGATTCTGCCTCCCAAGCAACGCCTGCTTTGCAGGACGCACTCTATGGATTGATCGCTGAGACGCTGGTGAGCCAAACGCTCGCTGCGGCTGCCCATCGTGGAGAGAAAATCGAGGACGCTGACGCGCGCCGGTGGCTTGAGGAGGTTGCCGGCTATACTGGAGTTCTCATTGCAAAGACTGGCTCGGGTACGCGTAGCATCGGAGAGATCGCGGAAGAGCGTCTCTTGGATCTTCTGAAGCTTGGATAGTCGGGATTTTGCCGGGACAGGTTGATAGGCCGGATTCATGCTGTCACCTCAATCCCCAGCTCACTCAAAAGATGATCATTGAAGTCTCTGCCTTCGGACGCCATCGAGACAGAGACCTCCCTGCCCTGCTGGTGGAAGCGCCGAGCCGCCACCAGGAGGCGGGCCCTGGTCGTTTCGGGATCGCTGTCGCCATCCCCGATTAGGATCACCCGGCGCACCTGCGCCGGCAGGATCAAACCGGGCTTGTCGAAGTCCGGTACACCGTTCGGGATCGGGAGAGGGCTGCTATCTGGGCGCTTCTTCTTGGGATGAGGCACGCTGCCGGCTGCTCCGCCAGAGAGATTTCCGATGCTGATGGACGTGGCGAGGCTCACATCGAAGTCCACCAAGCCCAGCACATACCAGGATAGGACCGTCTCGATTCCCTCCCCGATGGCCAGCGTCTGTCCGATCTCGCCCAGGCAGATCATCCCGCCGCGCTGCTCGCCCATAACCTTCTTGGCAGCGTTCCGGGACCTATCGCCCGGCGGCGTGAGCTTCCGCGGCCGGGATGGGTCGAGATAGGTCCGGTGCAGTCCAATGATGGTGCCGTCGACAGCGCGGATCGCGGCCAGCATGGCCGGGTAAGAGCCAAGCGGAGAAGTCCGGTCCGCCTCGGCATTAGCAAAGCCGTGGTAGCCGAGATCCGGCACGAACTTGAGGTCCTGCGTCAGCCGCGCCGGCGGCGTCAGCCCGCGCGCCTCGAGATAGGCGGCTGCTGGAGTCCCAGTGATGGGCAGTGCCGCCTGCCAGAGCCGCTCGACGCTCTCCTGTGTATCCTGCCGCTCGCGGTCCGCTCGCGCCTGGGCTGCAGCCTCTTCCTTTCTGCGTTGCTCAGCGCGCTCAGCGAGGCGAGCTTCACGTGCGCTGCGCTCTTCGTCTGTCTCGGCCTGGTCGCGGCCCGGAGGCGGCCGTCCCGTCAGCGTCTCACAGGCTGCCAGGAACTCGCAGCTGTCCAGATGCTCGACCATGGCAATGACATCCCCTCCACCAGCGCCGCGGCAGTTGAAGATGTTCTTGCGGGTGTTGATGCTGAACCGGTCGGTGCCACCGCATGCCGGGCATGGGCCTGCCCGCTCGACAGTGCCCTTCATGCGCACGCCGCGGCGCCCGAGCTCGTCAAGAATCGAGACCTTGCGGGCTTCCTCGACCCACTCGTCGAATGCCTGGCTTGTGCCTGTGGCGGCCATGGGTCACTCCACCACTTCCCGATGCTCCACAGGACCAGCTATAGAGGCGGGAGAAGATGCTGGCACCGTGGTCTCATTGCCTCGGGCACTAGGCGGCTGGGGGAATCGATGACGAGCCCAAAACGAGATAGAGTCCGTAGCCATCTCGCCGCGCTTGTTGGCGGCCTTGTGATCTGTGCAATTGTGGCAGGGTACGCCCTTTCCCTCATCTGGGGTGTGGACGCGTGCAGCGGCCAGAAGGTTCAGGACAGCATTCTCGCCAGCGGCCGTATTGGCTGTATGGAGTACTGGCTGGAGCGGTATCAGACGCTCATCGCAGGCATCCTGGCGCTCATCGCGGCAGGCATCACACTCATCTTCACTCAGAGGCAGCTTCGGGAAGCTCGGCTCGTCAGCAGTCTCGAGCTGCTTCGCCACCTGCGCGAGGAAGAAGCAACCCTTCGACACCTGATCCCGACCATACGAGAGAACAAAAGCTACGACGAACTGCGCCATATCGCTCGTGTTAAGAACCTCTCTAAGTCTGGGGATGCAGAGAAGGCTATGACTAGCTTCTTGGACTCGCTGCGAGATCTTGCACGGGAAGCTAAGGGGGTAGGCTGGTCTCCTGATCTGGAAGAATGGATCGCCGACAGGGAGTTGGAAAGTACCCCGGCTGTTATGGCACTCTCGGGAGCATGGTCTAAGATTAATGTGTCTCCCCGCGGGGGATACACCCTTCCAGAGGGCGTAAAGGACGAACTGGATCGCGCGGCTGACAGTCTCCTCGAAGTCTGGAAGGACTTGCCAGATCGACTCGAACGGACTGCTGATCAACTGGAGATCGAACTGGATGTGCGGGTGCAGTCCAGACGATCGTTGTGGGCAAGAGTTCAACGAGCTAGTCAAGCGTGATCCTCCACAACAGAGTGATCGTAGCGATTGGCTTTGCGGAGCCAATGAACCGACGGCTGCCCCTCATATCCCCTCAGCCAGACGAACCAGGAGAAGTCTGCCTTCCCTCCACCAGGCTTCTCTCCGGCGACGATTACACGGCCGGGGGGCATCGAGGGGCGCGGACCGATGCGGTACTCGCGATACAGCGGCGTCGATTCCAGCCATGCGCCTGTCGAGGCGGAGTTTGCCCATACTGTCGGCAGGAGCATTGCGACCTTGCCGCGGCTCAGGTGCAGGGCTCGTTCAATGAAGGGGCGTGCGATGCCGAACGGCGGATTGCTGACGATGTTCTCGCCCAGCACGATAGCCTGCTCGAGGAAATTCATCGGCGTGCTGCAATACTCGGAGCGCGAGATTTTGTCAGAGCCGCGAGCTTCATACCCCGCGGCTCGGGCCGCGGCGACGACGCGACCAAGGCCACAGGCTGGATCCCAGATGCGGCCTTCGAACCGCTCGACGGCGAAGAGCCGATCAGAGACCCATTCCGGCTCGACGTACCAGTCGTCAGGATCGCGGGCCCAGATCTTGGCATTGAGGAGTCTGGCTGGAACGGCTTCCATCTCACACCTCCAGCCGCTGGACGCGGAACATGAACTTGTTCACGGTCACAAGGTCGATGCCGATAGCCGCCAGCTTGCGGCGCATGACGCTGAAGTGGTCCTTCATGGCGTCGCCTCGCGGCCAGGGGCCGACGTCCCGAAGCGTATCCACGTCGTAGGTGTTGCCGTCGACCATCCGCTCCATCGAGCGGGCGAAGGGTCTGACGACATCGACCGAACCCCAAGGGCCGTGGATCTTCAGAGCATCTACATCGACCACCATGATCTTGTCGGCGTCGAAGCCGGAGATCGGCGTGACACGGGCCTCCTCTGTCGGCGTCTCAGCGGGCTTTGCTTTCGGGGCCGGAGCCGGAACGCTGGGGATGCGTAGGCGCGTGGGGCCTTCGTCCTCTTCGAACCTCGGCACCCGGCGGAAGACTCGCGTTTCGGGCTGCTCGGACTGAACCGGCTCTGCTGGTTCCTGAGGCTCAGGCGCCGATTCATCGACGGGCACGATGACCGTCTCGACGACCTCAGCACCGTCCTCATCGCCTTCCTGTGGCTCCGGCGCTTCAGCGCGCCGGGCAGCATCACCCTTCACCACACGAGGATCGCTGGCCTTCCGCCCCATCGCCAGATAGGAGCCGACGCTGGAACGATTCATATCAAGCTGACGCGCCATCTCTGCTGGTGTGAGCGTCGTCTCGCCGTAGAGGTCCAGGACCTTCTGGCATGCTGGAGACGCTGGCACATAGTGCTTCAGCGGAATGCGGATATACGGCTCTTCTTCTAGACCTTCAGCAGCAGGCTCCAAAGGAGGTTCCATGATAGCGGGCGCAGATTCCATGGTATCGCTGCGGCCATCCATGTTATCTGGCGAGGAAGGTTGCAGCTGGTCTTCTGATAGCCCAATCGCATCAGCGACTGCGCTCAGGACACCCTCTGAATACTCCTCAAAGGGCACGACCACCTGGCGCGTCGCCAGCTGCTGCGCGAGGCGGCTCACCCTGCCCTGCAGATCGGAGAGCTCGCTGTTGATGGCAAGAATCTCGGCCAAGACAGCAGCATCGGAATCGTGCGGCTCAACAGCCTGAAGAACGGATTGGAGCGTCATTCTGCAGCCTCGGCTTGGATCTTGGGTTTACGATTGCGGTAGGTGTAGCGGCGCTTGGGGCGGGCTTCCTTCCCCAGATCCTTCATGATCGTCTGCATGGATCGATCAAGGTAGGATCGTGAAATGCGCTGCATTGCCGCCGCCGGAGAAAGCCCCATCACGCCAGCAACTCTGACCAACGTCTCATGATCACGCTTGCGGATATGGCATTGGACGAATCTCGTCCCGCCAGGTCCCGCAAGCCGTATGCCCTCCTTCCTGGCGATACGCTCGATCCGCTTCGGATGCTGGTCGAGAGCCTTGCCAATGTCATCGGCCGAAAGCCCTTCGCGGGCCAGGATCGTGATCTTCGGCACGAGCTGGCTCCAGCTCATCGGCGGCCTCGGTTGCGTTGGTTGGCTGTCCATTGCTAGCCCTCGTGATCGCCGCCTCTTTCAGGGCATTGCGAAAGGTCGTGATGAGATCTCTGGTGAATTGCGTGTCGCCCATCGCATGGAGGCGCTCGAAGAGCATGCGGGTGGCGTAGAAGACGTCGGCTCGATTGAGTTGCTCTTCCGATGCGGACCTGAGGAAGCGTTCCACCCTCACCCGCTCGGAGCCTCTGATGTCACCGTCGCGATCGGTGTAGAAGATCGCTAGGTATTGGCAGATCTCGCCTCCGCGACACGCCGCCAGCTCATTCGGAGGGACAGTCATGCTGCTATCTTCCGGTAATGGAATGGCTTCACGTCCGGCACGAGCAGGCCGAGCTGTGTGGCCCGCCAGTGAGCGACGGCGCCGGCGTCAGACTCGTCGTAGTTGTTGCAGTCCCACCCGATCTCACGGCAGACCTTGCGCACGAGGCGCTTCGCCTCGTCACCCTTGAGATTCCCGTGCCCGATGAAATGTTTCCGGACGGTCGAGATCCTTGCGCCCACGACACGGACATCCTTGAGGCCCATTGGGCCCAGCAATGCGCCCAAGAGGATGAACTTCAGGGAGGTCGTATTGGCGTTGGTCCGACCTTGAAGTCCGCCTTCCACTGGTGCCTCAATAACGATCTCCCTGACAGGCCGGAGAGATTGATCTCCTAGCCGCCTAGCGATGAAACGCGTGGCGCGCGCTGCCTTGCGCCGCCAAGCATCGAACCCCTCCTCATCCTCTGCCCCAAGACGTTCCGTGCTGAAGATTGGCGAATAGCCAATCGTCCAGTCACAGACGCCCATGTTGCTCGCTACATCGAGGCCGAGTATCGTGGTCATGATCAGTCCGCCAGATCGTCCACGAGCTCGCCATCTGCCTTGCGCCGCTCATCGGCATCAACGGCAGCCTTGCCCAGCGGAAGGTCTGCATAGTCTCCAAGCGCCTCACGGATGAGCACAGCCTGATCGGCGTCATCTGCCTCAAGCTCGGAGCGCAGCTCTTCGATCTTGTGAGCCAGCTTACGGGCCTTCAGCTCGACCTTCAGAGGCTTCAGCGGGATTCCGCGTGCCTTCGCCTCGGTCATGACGCCCTTGCGATCCTCGGCGAGGTCGCGGCACCGCTTCATGAACTTGCCGCGCTCTGATGCAAGCGTGGCGTCCAGCTCGTCCAGGCGGCCTACGATGTCCTGAAGCACGTCAGGATCAAAGCCATTTGATACAGGTTGAGCAGCTTTCCGCTTGCCACGGGGCATGGGCTATCCTTTCAGTGCGTTGTTGGCTTGGGTCAGAAGAAAAGGCTTGGCAGACTGGTCTGCCTTCCGCTGAAAGGTGCCGTAGGTCGCCTCTGGTCCTACGGCTGCGAGAAGCTCGTCACGAATGCCCTCAAGCCAGCCCTCAGCTACGACGCCAGCCGCGCAGCAGCCGTGCTGCCGGCGGATCACGGCCAGACGCTCACGTGTCTGAGCACGTGCCATTTCGTAGAGGGAGCCGGCGCCAGACATCGCGCCGCTCAAGCCCGCTTACGGTCGATCGACGCGATGGTTCCCGCGCGGCCGAGATCGGCCTCAAAGTTCGCGATCGCCTCGTAGCCCTCGCGGATCTGCGTCTTGATCGCCTCGATTTCAGCCGCAGAGATCGTGCCATCCGCTTTTGCCTGGGCGATGCCGCCAACGAGGTCAGACAGCTCCTTCGCGATGCAGGCCAGGTGCTGGTCGAAGTCGACGCTCCTGGTCGCCGCCTTCTTGGGAACCATTACATGACCGGCCTGATCGGCCAGCACGCGAGTGACGATAGGCTCACCGACATGGGCTTCGAGATCCCGGATGACATCCACCGGCGCGAACATCTGCTCGTTCGGATTGCCGTAGCGCGAGAGCCGCGCCGGATCTGTCCGGGTGATGTTCTGGGCCGCATAAACCGGCCCGCCCGCTGCCTTCAGCAGGTCGCGATAGGCGGCCTTGAGGACCAGGTGATCGTCTCCGAGGAGGTTCCGGGTGTTCATGCAATGGATCCTTGAAGGATTGTTTTGTCAGTACGGCCCCGGTTCGGCATGCTTGGAGCATCGAAAGGGGGCGGACATGGCTGGAACTAAGAAACAGTTTCCGATGACGACACAGGACGAGGCTCAGGGCGCCGAGGCCCTTCGGGCCAGGGCGCCCCGTCTGGCCAGTTGTCGGAGAACCACTGCATGGCGGTCTCAAGACGCCGTGTTGTCAGGTCCGCTCCATCGTCGAGGCGCGACAGAACCTTTCCGTCGCCAAAAACGATTGTTGAGACGCGCGATAAGCTCAGGCCTTGCGCACTCGCGAAAGCCTTTGCGGTTTGGAGAAGGTGGCGAACGAGTGTCATGATTATCGGATCATGCGATACATATACCGCGCCGTCAACGATAATCTTACCGCTACTGCAGAACCCGATCTCGCGGTTACATTACCGCATGACCGGTAATGATCTTGTCTCTCGAATCGAGAAGCGCCTGAAAGCAGTCGACAAATCGGCCCGAGCCGCCTCCTTGGAAGCGGGTCTCAGCGACGCGTTTGTGCGCAACATTCTCACTGGCAAGTCGAAGTCACCCCGTGTGGAAAACTTCGACGTTCTGGCTCAGGTCCTCGGAACCACTGCGGACTGGCTGCTGAAAGGCGAAGGGCCAGAGGTGGTTGCGATCGTAGAAGCAAAAACCTGGGTACCGTCGGATCGCGGGAGCGATGGCGCTAAGCGGGGCGCCTCGACGCCTGATGCCGATCCCGATGTGGATCTCTCAAAAGCGGATCACCTTCCGAGCCTGCCCAACTTCGGCGGCCCTCGGGATGTGCCGGTTCTCGGTACCGCCGTCGGCGGTGGCGATGAGGATGGCGACTTCCGGTTCAATGGGGAGCAGATCGATAGCGCACCCCGGCCACCAGGCATCGCAAAGCGCCGAGATGTTTTCTGCCTCTATGTCGAAAACGACAGCATGTTTCCGAAGTTTGAGCCGGGAGACAGACTGTATTTAGATCCGAACCGGAAGGCCAAGACAGGAGAATACATTGTCGTGGAACTGCAGCCACGGAGCGAAGGTGAAGCAGGTCGAGGCTATATCAAGCGCCTTGTAAAGCAGACACCAACAAAGCTCATCGTTTCGCAGTTCAATCCACCTAAAGAACTTGAGTTTGACTTGGACGAGGTAAAAAAGACCTATCGGGTCATCCCGCAGGACGAACTACTCGGGATCTGATGTTTACTGGAAGAGCGAGCGGCGGGGCGGCATCATCGGTGCCGCCCTTTGCTTTTGCGGGGTGGGCTGCTCAGCCTGAGGCGAGAGCTTGCTCCTAGCGGCCTCAACAGTGGCCGGCATGATGTCAGCCTTGACATGAAGCTCGTTGAGCAGTTCGGAATCAGAAGCCGCATAATCCAGCACCGCCGGCAGGAACAGCGGCAACTTGGCCGCCTCCCTCAGGCTGGTTACCTCAAGGCCTGTCATTCCCAGAAAGCGCCCCAACTTGTCCGAGTCCGACCCAATGAACTCGAGGATCCGGATGGCCAGCATCTCGGCGTCGCTAGCTGCTGCAATCATACTCGTCCTCCTGCATCCCTTGAGAACTCGGGCTCGATGATCCTGATGTTCCGACCCTTGCCGTCGCGTTCACTACAGGCACTACAACGTAGCTTGGTCCCAAGCTGGTGAAAGGACTTGATGCCCCCTTCATCCAGCTGGACGAGCCGCCAGCGCTGTAGCCTTCGGGTTCTTCCACAGTCATCACAAGCGACGTCTAATGCCCTAACGGACAGCAGTTCACCCCCAACCCAACGCCCCATTACAGCCCTGCCGTTCTCCTAATGTTCTAAAAGTGAGTTAACCGTTGGAGAGAGTCGAGACGGCTCAGAAGTTGTCCCTGTTTTCCACAGGCGAGGACGTCGGACCCGGGAATGGCAGCCCTTGAAGGCCGCCATTTGCATGGCTCAGGCCTTTCCTGCGCGCGTAGAATTACTACACGCGTACGTGGGGTATAGTACTAAACTAATATAACTACACGCCCCTATAGATCGCCGACGGTAAGCTAGTGGGGCGCCGCTTAAGGCGGCACACCTCGGATCCCTTGGCGCAAGGTTCCAGAACTGCGGTTCCGCGCGCGAGGCCAACTGCAAATCGGAAGCACCACTTTCGACATGCGGTATTTCTATCTCATACCGGTTGACGCGGTACTTTTATCGCGGTACGGTTCTCCCATCCAAGCGGAGATACCGAATGCCCGCCCGGCTCACCTACCCCACCCCACTCGCCTACCTTCCGCTCGAAACCATGGCAGCCATCGTCGCCGCCAGCGGGCTCGACGTGGCGGATGATGCGATCTGCATCCAGATCCTCGTCGGCAGCGGCTTCGCTCATCATCAATTCCTTCCGAGTCTCGAACTGATCCAGGACCGGGCGCGCACCCTTCGTTGCGAGTGGGCCCCTGCCCTTCCGGAGGCTGCATGATGGCCACCGTCGGCACAATCATAATCGCCATCATCGGCTACGGCGCCGCTCTGCTGTGCGGGTACGCCACGGTCGTATCGATTATCAAGGCAGTGCGTGGTCCGACGGCCGTAGACCGCCGTGAAGATCTCGTCGCAGCCTTCGTCGGAACAGCCCTCACGCTCTTCATCGCGGTCATCACTCGCGGCTTAGTTGGGAGCCTGTGATGCGGATCCAGCGGAAGATCAACTGGGCCGGCGCGATGCGCGACATGCGCAACGAGCGGCACCCACAGAACCGGCTCGCCAGTGACTTATTGGCCGCCTTGAAGGACCTCCTGGCCCAAGTCGATGCGCGGTGCGGTGGCCGGGCTGAAGGCAACTCTGAGCTCGTGCGCGCCGCCGACCAGGCGCGAGCAGTCATCACCAAAGTGGAGGGTCACTAAATGCTGTCTCGCGAATTCTGCATTGCCCTGCTGTCTGATCACGATGACCTCGTTGAGGGCGGTCCGCTCGATCTCGCCTACGACGCGGTCGTCGCCGTGCTCGGCTGGGACGCCTTCACCGACGAGGCGCTGTCCATGATGGCGTCCGAGATCCTCCGCGTCTCTGGCCTGATGCCTGACGCGGACCCTGTCACGACCATCCTCATGACATCGCCGCGGAGGCACTGATGCTTCGTCAGGGAAACGAAGGCTGGGCGGTGCTCGGCTGCACCATCGGCGCGATCGCCTTTCTCATCATCGTCGGAGCACTGCTGCAATGATCGAGCGTATCCCCGCCACCGATCGCGCGTCTTGGCTTGCCCTGCGCTCGCAAGACGTGACTGCCAGCAGCGCCGCGGCCCTGTTGAATGTGCATCCCTTCATGACGGCTTATGAGCTGTGGGCCCTCAAGTCAGGCCGGATCAGCGAGGACGCTGAGATGACGCCGGCGATGGAGCGCGGGCAGCTGCTCGAGCCCGTCGCCGTTACCCTGCTCCGCCGTGATCGTCGGGGTTGGGACGTCCGGCACAACACGCTGCCCAAGCAGGTCTATTACCGGGACGCCGCCGTGCGGCTCGGTGCGACCCCTGATGTCATCGCCATGGATCCGGAGCGCGGAATCGGCGTCGTTCAGGTGAAGACGGTAGAGCCCGGCATCTTCCGCCAGAAGTGGCATGACGACGACGGCGCGCTGCAGCCGCCACTTTGGATCGTCATCCAGGCCATCATCGAAGCAAAGCTCACCGGGTCGTCCTGGGCGGCTGTGGCGCCGCTGGTCGTGGGTTTCGGCGTCGAGATGCCGATCATCGATATCCCAGTTCACGATGGCATCTACGAGCGCATCGCTGGCGAGGTTAAGGCGTTCTGGCAGCGCATTACCGACGGCGTCGAGCCGGATCCTGATTACTCACGGGACGATGCTCTGCTCAGCCAACTCGGCCGCGGCACCAACGGCGAGCAGATCGATCTGTCCGCCGACAACATGATGCCTAGCCTGCTCGAGGAGCGAGCCGAGCTGAAGAGCCGGATCAAGCTCGACACCGACAGATGCAAGGAGATCGACGGCGAGATCGTCGCCAAGATCGGTCCGCACGAGAGCGCCTTTGTCCCGGGCTGGAAGATCGCCCGGCCGCTGATCTCCCGCAAAGGGTACTCGGTCGAGCCCACCCAGTTCCGTCAGCTCAAAATCTCCCAGTCCAAGTGAAAGGCTGCCCATGTCCGCAGGTACTCAAGTTCAGACCACCCGTCAGCCGCGCGAGATCGACGTCGTCCGTGACCAGCTGACCAGCCTTGAAGGGCAGCTTGAGGCTGCCCTACCGGCCCATATCCCGGTCGAGCGCTTCAATCGCGTCGTGATGACTGCGATTCAGGGCAACATCGATCTTCTCCGCTGTGACCGGAAGTCCCTCTTCAACGCCTGCATGAAGGCCGCCCAGGACGGACTTCTGCCGGACGGCCGCGAGGGCGCCATCGTTCCCTACAAGGGCGAGGCGTCTTGGATGCCGATGATCGGAGGCATCCGCAAGAAGGTGCGCAATAGCGGCGACATCGCATCGTGGGATGTGCATGCCGTCTATGAAAACGATCATTTCGAATTCGAGCTCGGCGACGATCCCTACATCAAGCACCGCCCGGCCCTCAGCAATAAGGGGAAGCTCATCGCGGTCTACTCCGTGGCCGTCCTGAAGGGTGGCGAGAAGTCGCGCGACGTGATGTCGATCGAGGACGTGGAGAAGATCCGCGCGAAGTCCCGATCGAAGAACGGACCGTGGGCCGATCCGACGTTCTATCCAGAGATGGCAAAGAAGACAGTCGCTCGCCGGCACTCTAAGGTCCTGCCCATGTCGTCCGACTTGGACGATCTGATCCGGCGCGATGACGATCTGTACGACCTGAAGGGTGCCAGCGATGCCGAGGTGAAGGGCCCGCGTCTTTCGATGACGGCGGCGCTTGACCAGTTGGCTGCGCCGAGCATTGATCGCACGGCTCAGGGACAGGATGAGGATCAGAACCCCGAAGCGCCGGTTGACGCTGGCGCGGAAGGCGAGACGGCCGAGGGCACAGGTAGCGGCGTACAGCCCTCGGCCGCCACTGATTTCCCGGGCGACCAGCCTGTGGGAGCGACACCGGACTTTGAGGCTCTTCTGGCCGAGTTCGAGCGCGACGCCGTTAATGCCACCACCGAGCAGGAACTCGGCGAGATCGCTGCGGATCTGCGCAAGGCCATGGACGATCATCAGCCGTCCCGCGCCTTCCAGATCAAGGCCGCCAACGCTTGGCAGGACCACATTGACCGCATCAACCAGCTCCCGCGCTCGTCCGAGCAGGAGACCAGCGGCGTCGACACCAATGATCCGGACTACCAGAAAGGCTTCAGTGATGCCGCGCGCGGTGCGTCGAAGTGCCTGAAGTCGGACATTCGGGACAACCCCGAGCGGCACGCCAAGTGGCAGGCCGGCTTCAACGCTCAGAAGGCGGAGGGCTGATCGATGCTCATCCGCGTCATCGACCTCGAGACAACCTCGTTCACGCCGGAAGATGGCGCGGTGTGCGAGATCGGCTTCTGCGATCTCGGCACTATCACCACCGACCTCAGCGGCGCGTCGACGGACTGGCAGGTCACAGGGGGCACGGGCATCCTGGTCAATCCAGGGCGTCCCATCCCGCCGGAGACATCGGCGATCCATCACATCATCGATTCCGATGTCGCGGATGCCGACGACTGGGATCTTGCTCGAGATTACGTGCTTGGCGAGGACGCGACGGAGATCGTCGCCCTGGCCGCCCATTCAGCGAAGTTCGAGCGGCTCTGGATTCCCGAGGAGCACACCGGTCAGACGCCATGGATCTGCACATACAAGTGCGCCCTAAGGCTCTGGCCCGATGCTCCGTCTCACTCCAACCAGGCGCTGCGCTACTGGCGCAGGCCTGAAGGGCTCGACAGGTCGGTTGCGAGCGTTGCCCACCGTGCTTATCCGGACGCCTATGTGACGGCCTTCCTGCTGCGCGACATGCTCACGGAAGCCTCTGTCGAGCAGCTCGTGGAGTGGTCCAGCGTGCCGGCTCTTCAGGTTCGGTGCCACATTGGCGCCTGGCGCGGCAAGCCGTGGTCCGAGGTCAATACCGGATTTCTCAACTGGGTCGTTCAGCGGGACTTCGATGAAGACGTGCTCTTCACGGTCCGACATCACCTGGATCTGCGTCAAAAGGCTGAAGAGGAGGAATGGGCGTCATGACCCTCCGCAATGCCTGTGGCGCCTCCATCGAGGACTGGAAGCATCGCACGGCCTTCCTGTGCCCGCGCTGCCTCAGGTCCTGCCCGCCAAAGCTGATGGCTGCCTACGATTCTGCTTGCTTGGCTTTCGAGCGGTTCAAGAAGGAAGAGTATCGGCGCTCGCTGATCGGCATGCTTCCTCGCTCAGGTCAGCGGGAGAAGCTCCTCGGGCGCGTCTCGCGGGCCTGGTACGCGGCAAGGGCCGACATTAAGGGCCGTCGGCGTTTGGAGGCGGCTGAATGATCAAGATCACCTTTACAGCAGAACAACTAGCTACTTGCGCCGAACGGGAAGTGAAGCAACGCCGCCGCGTCTATCCGCGCTGGGTCGAGGATCGCCGGATGACTCAGGCATTTGCGGACGAGCAATTGGCAATGATGGAGCAGATTGCTCGGGACTATAGGGCGAAGGCCGATGCTGAGGCTGCGAAGGGCGACCTTTTCGGAGGTGCGGTATGAGCAGCCAGTTCGTCAATCCAAATCGGTTGCGCGCCTTGGGAGGAGCAAGGCTCGGCGGCGTCGGACGATCCTTGAACCCGTGGGGATCAAGGAATACGCCCACAAGCGATGGAATGACCAAAGCTGCGAAGGTCGCCACGGCTAGTACGACCAGAGTCCACTCCACTGGAGGTCCACCTTTCCGAGACAGCGGCGGATACCCACGCCTCGTCGATAGAGTGCGGTGGCGTGGCTTCCAAGTGATTAACGCGGGAACGAACGGATGAGTGGCATGATCCCCAAAGACGGTTATCGCCCCTACCCCGCGTGGTTTCTCTACTTCGCAGCCGCATGCTTTGTGCTGGCTATAGCCGTCCTGACACACTGAGGTGCGCCCGTGGTCAAAGCTCAATCAAATGCGAAAAGGGCCGCTGCCCAGACAGCGACCCTCTCTCCGAAAGCCAAGGACAAGATGGGGCAATGCATCGGCCTTCGGTCAGGTCGTTCTAAGCCGACATGCTTAACGAGACCTTACCGACGGGACATCCGGCCATGAGCAGGCAACAAAAAGGGCTGCCGTTTCCAGCAGCCCGAAGGTGGGGCCTCAGCCCTTCCAGAGGGAACGACGCGAGCGGGAGGTATGATCGCGTCTTCCCTGAGATGGTGAGGCCATCCCAAGCCTGTCACCTCTTCCAATACCAAGCTGGCATGCACCAAGCGCAGCCGTTCGGCCTTGAAACCGCCACGCTCACTTCCAGACAGAAGGTAGCCTGCTCATGACGGAGAGGACTAGACAGCAAAGAAAAAGGCCACCCTTGCGAGCGGCCCGAAGTTTAGGGAGGAAACGCCCAAGAAGGGCGACCGCCGCAACGCGACGGGATGCGTGCCTTCTATCTCCGACTTTGGTCGAAGGCCAGCGCTCCCGGGTCACGTGGCGTATGCGCTCAGCGCATTGCATAGCCGCCGGTGCAATCGAGGTTCGCTGATGGTCGCCTATTCCTTCCAAAGGCGCTTCGCCGAGCCGATCGAGCTCGGAACCAAGTGCCAGACGATCCGGGCTCCCCGGAAGCGCCATGCCCTGCCTGGTGAGGAGCTGCAGCTCTATGTTGGCATGCGAACCAAGCACTGCCGGCTCCTGGGGCGCAGGGTGTGCAAGTCCGTCGTGCCAGTGCGCCTAGTCTTCTCGCGACATGGACCTGCCGAGCTGTTCCAGGTGGACGGCCAGTACCTCAGCCCAAAGGCGATGGAGATCTTCGCCCGTCAGGATGGCTTCCAGAGCCTTGAGGATATGGCTCAGTTCTGGTTCGCGAGCCACGGGGAGCCGGACAGTGCAACGATCCCCTTCCGAGGCGTGCTGATCCAGTGGGAGGGTAGTCATGACCCGCGATGAGATTACTCCTACCACTCCCCTCCTTCTGGACGTGGCAGCTAGGCTTGCCTTCCCAAGCGGGAACATGACAGCTTTGATCCTGCGTCGGGAAGCAGCCCGCGGCCGCCTCGCCATCGAGAAGATCGGCAACCGCGTCTACACCACCCTGGCCGATATTGAGAGGATGCGAGAGCTATGCCGGTCGACCCCAAAGGCCCCAGACTCTGGTTCAAACCAGGGAACAAGCTCGCCGACGGCACCCAGGCCCAGGGCTACTGGGTCATCAAAGACGATGGGGGAGCCCGAATTAGCACTGGCGTCCGCTCTGCGCGCGGCGGAAGACCTCCGCAGGAAGCCCAAGACGCCCTCGCGGCCTACATCCTCAGCAAAAGGCAGGTTAACCGGGAACGTGGTCGCGATGCATCGGCGGTCCTCCTCTCCGACGTAGTCAGCATTTATCTACAGGACCGCGCCCCGTCCCAGGCGCGGCCCGAGGAGGTTGCACAGCGCTGTACGGCGCTGTTGTCGTTTTGGGGGGATAAGACCCTAGACCAGGTCACCGGCCGGACCTGCCGCGCCTATGTGGAGCACCGCCGTGAGCATGAGATCGAAAGGCGGCAGGCGAAGCTAAGGAAAGCCGATGCCGCCCGGACGACAGGAATCGGCGCAGCCCGTCGAGAACTCGAGGATCTCAGGGCTGCTATAAACTATCACCGCAAGGAAGGCCTGTGCCGTGAAGTTGTGGAGGTCGTGCTGCCGGAAGCCGGACCGCCGCGTGATCGCTGGCTTACCCGGAAGGAGGCGGCTCGTCTGATATGGGCGGCTTGGCGCTACCGAGAGGTCCAGAAGGGATCGCCGACAGGACGCCGCTCGCGTCAGCACATTGCCCGGTTTATTCTGGTCGGGCTCTACACCGGCACCCGCGCGAGCGCCGTCTGCGGCGCCTCGCTCGTGCCTGCAGCCCACACTGGCTGGGTCGACCTGGAACGAGGCGTTTTCTATCGGAAGGCCTTGGCCGAGAGGGAGACCAAGAAGCGCAAGCCGCCTGTCAGGCTCCCGGGCCGCCTGCTGGCTCACATGAACCGCTGGCATAAGAACGGACAGATGTATGCCGTCGAGTGGCTAGGCGAACCTGTCGGGACCGGAGTGGAGAAGGCATTCAAGCGCGCCTGCGAGGACATCGGGCTCCAGGATGTCACCCCCCACACGCTCCGGCACACGGCGGCCACGTGGCTTATGCAGCGGGGGACCGACCTCTGGGAGGCCGCCGGCTATCTCGGGATGACCACCGAGACCCTTGAGAAGGTCTATGGTCACCATCACCCGGACTACCAGTCACAGGCTGCCGAGAATATTACAAGAAAAGCGTAACGACCCCGCTGGCTTGTCTCACATGCTGCAGACCTCGATATATGATCGTCACAAAGACGATACCGTCGAGAGGGAAAGCTCATGAGGATGCAAGTTTATGCGATTGGTCTCGCGCTATTTTCGACGGCTGCCCTCGCTCAGGAAGGTTCGAACCCATCTCGCAGTGATGCCGAGCGTGACAAGGCGTTCAACGAGATAGGCAAAAGCCTTGAGCAGATGGAGCGGACGATTGCTCCTCCTATGAAGGGCCCGATCCAATACGGAGGTAACTCGCAGCCTTCGAATACGAGTTCGCCCTCAGGTCTCGACCTTACAGGGCCAAATGCAGCTATATATCAGCTTGGTCAGATTGGCAGCGAAGTGACTGCAGCCGTCCCGATTGGTGGGCGTGCCTCTCCGAATGCCTCCGCGCCCGTCGTCAGCATTCTGCCAACCGGTACTCCCGCCCGTGTCCAAGGCGTAGAAAACGGCTTTATAAAGCTCGTCCCGATCGCGGGCGCGACCAGCGGACAAACGGTTTATGTGCCGCAGGAGGCAATTCAGGCCGGTTATTTCACAACCTACGTGGGCGACAAAGTTTCTCAGCTTATGAACCAGGTGAGAAACTTGGCGAAGACACTAGAGGATAATCCCTACGTGCGGCTAAAGGGATTCAAAATCGGAGTGTCCGTAAGCCCGAGCCTTGACGTCGAGTTCGAGATGAAAGGTAACGAGAGCCCGGTGCCGAGAGCATCAAATACTCCCTGA